ACTTTGGTTAAAATTTATTTGTGTGAAGTAATACTACTATCAGACAAAATTATAAAAAAATCATAAACCCTCTTAAAAATATTTTAGATAGATAGCTAACCCTATGAGAACTAAAGCTACTATCATTAAAACTATATCTAACTCTCTCATATATACCTCTATAACTGTATAAGATTACATATTGACAGTGGTTACTTATTCTTTATTATTCTTTTTAGATGTTTTATTTAATAAGTTCTTCTTACTGCTTAAGTCCATTCTATGGGACTTACCTACTTTGTTCTTCCTGATGATATCTTGCATATAGACCTTGATAGCTTCTATGCCTCTATGCATACCAGCAGTAAAGTGTTCGTTGTTAGAGGTTCCTGCATACTGTATGTCGGAGATGCACTTTAGTAGTTGTCTCTTGTAGTTGGCTCTACCCACTAACCAACCAAAGATAAAACCAAGAGATGAGAGTAAAATGAGTTCGTTCATTGGATTGGTTCCTGTGAGGATGAGTGGAGATGATGAGAGATGAAATGGTTTATTGTAGAGTTGATTACTATTGGTTTAATTCTGGTTTATGAAATGGGGTACAGATAGTACCCCTTAGTTTATTAGCTTGGCTCTGTATCCGCTTAGTATGAAAGTGTCTTTGCCCCGGAGGCCGGAAGCATCAGAACCCTGTTCAGTACGTTGGACTTTCCGTAAGCAGTATTCCTTTCTGGATAAGACCCATTCCATCTCAGAGGTTGTGAGTTCTCTGGAAGTAAGTAGGTCAGTCCATCTGGTAGCTGCTCTTCTCCAAAGCTTTCTCTTTTCAAGAGATAGTGCGATAGGGTCGTTAACCATAAGTTACCTGACTATACGTTTATGACAGCGGGAGCAGTAGTATACATGCTTAATCCCATGCGTATCATATAGCCTGTTTGTTAACCAAAGTCTGTGACCAATTAAACAACAAATCAGTCTTTTCATTGGTTAGATTTTTATGGTGTTACCACAACGACTACAGAATGCGCTGTTCTCATGAGCATCGACTATCTGTACATAGTTATGGTTTCCTGGTTCACACAGTTCTTGGGGCTGCCTATCTGAAATTGGTTTGATTTCTTCGAAGTTAATAGCGTATCCCCAACCAGTTTCCATTTGTACACCTGAACCAATCACATAGATTGCTTTATGTTCATAGTGAGCAACAATGTTGACTGGAGTAAGTTCACCACGTTCTTTGAAATTAACAGTGGTTCCGATTGCTGGAAGTACATTCATTTCTTTTGGCTCCTGAAGCAATAAGCTGTAGCCATATCTACACGTTCAAATCCACCTGAAGTGTGATAGATGAATACAGCTTTGTCTTTGTAGTGGGCAATGATAGTGACCTCAATTGGATTGAGGCCATCAATAACAAACAGGGGTTTTGTATTAACTTCTGGAAGTTTAATCATCTGAAGGCACCAGCAGAGATTGTTTAGCAACAAAGGTTTGAATATCACCCCATCTGTCTTTATAAGCACAGATAGGTTCGCCTTCGAAGTATCCAACTAAAGTTACTTCAATGGAATCCCCTTCAACAAAGTACATGTACTTAGAAGAAGTTTGTTTAAGTTCAGAAAGAGATTCAGATACAAAAACAAGTTCTGATTGAGGTTCAGCTTTAGGTACAGCTTCACCTTTAAAGAACGTAATACCTGCTTCACTAAATACTTTAGATACTTCTTCCAGTGGTTTGGTAGTACTGATAGTTACAGGAACTCCATCACGTACCTGTTCATATGTCTGCTTAGATTCATATAAACCTAAATTAGACATATTACGTATAGCTTTGATACAGGCTACAGGCTGTTCTTTATCAACACCGACAATAGCAATCTGAATCTTTTCAGCTGCTTCAATTGGTTCAATCAGACGATAGTCGATGTTTTGTTTACGAGGAAAGTTTTCAGATTTAAAGAATCCTCTTTCATCACTCCTTTCACCAATAAAGGTAACTACATCACCAATGGTAATGTTGTGTTCATCCTTGATTTGCTGACCACGAACGATACCTTTGTCACCTTCTTTCCATTGGTCAGCTGGCTTAGTAGTCCAAGTAACTTTGCACTTTAATCCAGTATCATTTGAAGATGATGATTGGTCTTCATCTGCTGAATAGCCATATACAAGGCATGAATCTGGACGATGATAAAAGGTTTCTCCTTTGACCTCTATGTAGAGGTCGCCATCTGCATCAATGAATTTAATGATGCCTTCAGTTCCAGCTTCGAATCCACTAACATTATTATGGAGAATACGAACTTTACGACCTTCTTTAGGTTCAAGATAATTGAGTTGACCTAAGTAGAAGTAACCAGATGTTGATTCATCATCCCTATCTTCAAATTCAAAAGAAGGACAGATAGAGCCGTCATCATGGGCTAGAGTAAGGATTGTACCTTCATCTGCATCTTCACTGTCATCATCACGATTCAGAATGAAGATATCACCTGGTTTAAAGCCGCGAGCTTGAGCAGGTGTCTTACCTTTGATAACAGGAGCTACGTTCTTTAACCAAAGATTCTGTAGTTCAGTGTCATCTTCATCATAGTCTTCTGTGTTTCTGAATGTTGGGCAATGACTATTGTCATCTTCATGAAGCCATACTATTTCACTACTATCGAAGTCATCAGTGTCATCACAAACGATAAACTTCATGCCTTCGGTATAACCTAAATTTTCACATGGGGTAGTCATTGAATGTCTCCTACTAGCCTGAAGCGAAGCGCTCCGAGCGAACGTAGTGAGCGAAGGAAGCGCGTAAGCGTAAGGCGGGAATTGGGAATAAAAAAGCCCCCGTGGGAGAGGGGGCAAAGGGTTTAGCAATACATGGTCGAGATGCAGCGAACATCTCTATAAATATACTAAGAAATATACTTATAGAGTTATTCAGATTGGTTCCCCGTTTCTAATACACGGACGGGGACACTCCATGGTCGTTTGGTAATCAGGACGACTCACTCCTGACTAATGGTTATGCAATTAAGCAGCCATCAGAACAACATCATCGTTTGCATTTATGTTTTTGGTTCGTTTCTAAAAAACCGCATAATCGCATACGAAAACTATCAAAGAGTGCACTCACCCTGGTTTAGGAGTTGAACCTAATTGGGAAGTAGTTTACGAACATTTTTCACTTCTTTCGCGGTAACCACGATAAGTGTACTCATTGATAGGATGTTGAGCTGGTTAGGCCAGCAACTCCCTGAGTTCGGTAACAGAGTTCTAGTACTCTGGTATCTCTAACTGTTAAGTCTTCGATACGTAACAGGCGCTGCCTGTATAGATACTCTATTGAAACTATGGCAGTTTCGGCGTTGTCTGGCGTAGGCCCCCACAACGGAAAGAGCACTCATTGCATCGACCAAACAGAATCGTCTTTTCGATTATGACTCTACTTTGACGGTTGCTCTGCTGCGCTAACCCAATGCTCTTACCTGTTGTGTGTTGTGACTACTAACCTCGGAACTCATTACCGCTCTTTGGCTTGACCTTTTTACAGGTTAGTGAGTGTTTTTCATCCGCCTGCACTCATTTTATTTGTTTTCATCACAACGAAAAGAGCACTGCCGCATTCCTCGTCTGGTAGGGTGCGGAGCTTTGTTAATCCAGTCAGTGCTCTTATCTGTTGTGTGCTGGTTTGAGCAGAGCCAGCTTGCTATCCCAATCGCCGTAGTAGGAGTACGACAATCTGAGTTTATTACTTACCGGTGTTGAGGACAACACCCTGACGCTTAGAATCAGCTTCAGCGATAGCCAGACGAGTTTCACGTTCAGCTTTAATCTGACCACGAGCTTCTTCCAGCTGTTCCATCAGAAGAGCAATGCGGTCGTCTTTCGCATTTGATTTGGCGGTCAGTTCGGCAGTCTGAATGCGATGTGCTGCTTCAGCATCTTTCAGTTTCTGTTGGAATTCAGCAGCGCCTTTACGGAAGCCATTAGCTTCAGCTTCGGCAACAGCTTGGCTGTTATCAGCCAGAGCAGTTTCCAGATTACTTTCCAGTTCGTTAAGAACGGAAACTTTAACGTGGGCTAAGCCACGGCTTTGAAGCAGGTCGATGAGAACACCGTCTTCATCTTCCAATACGCGCAGACGCAGTTGAGCAGCGCTTTCACGGAATTTGTTGTCGAATTCGACATTCAGGTTGTCCAGTTGGGACTGTTTGAATTCGATATCGTCAGCCAGTTTGACAGTGCTTTCAGAAAGAGCAGACAGGTCAGAAGCGATTTTAGCCAGACCAGTAGTTGCTACAACCAGTGCTTTAGTTGAACGGTCAGCGACGGTAATGACTTTTTTAGTTTCAGACATTTTGGTTTCTCTCAGATGTTATTTTGGAAAAATAGAAATGAAAAAAGCTAGTTTTGGTAACCCTGACTAGCAAGAACAGGGAGGCTTGGTAGACTTCTGAACTATAGCGCGTGGAGTTGATAGCTCCGTTCAGTCGTTTACTCAGGCATACCAGCGGGCTGCGCAGGTATTCAGAAGCCAGGGAAGAAGAAAGCCATCAGCTTGTTATAGCCGTTGTCGATAAGCTCTTGCTTATGTGGACGGTCCATACGTTTAGCTACTCTGGACTTTACTTCTTTCCGGCGATTACGGGACATTGATGCACGAAACTCCTGACGGTTTGGAGCCATCGGATTAACTTTTAAATAGCGCATTGGGATTTCCTTTAAGTTGAATGGTGCGGGTAACGAGACTCGAACTCGTATGCGATTAAGCGAGGGATTTTAAATCCCTTGTGTCTACCAATTTCACCATACCCGCATTGGTGCTCACTCACGGAATCGAACCGCGTCCATCCTGCTTACAAGGCAGGCGTTCACCCATATGAACTTAGCGAGCTTGGCGGATAGTATAGGATTCGAACCTATGAACCGTTTCCAGTCTACTGATTAGCACTCAGCTGCATTACCACTCTGCCAACTATCCTTGGTACATCCTACTGGATTCGAACCAGTGACCAATAGCTTAGAAGGCTACTGCTCTATCCACTGAGCTAAGGATGCATAGTACCCTCGTTTCGTCCAATGGTAAGGGTCCCCATCTTCGTGCGCATTGGCTGGACTACCAGTTATTCATTTAATGATGCTGGATATAGGTAAGAAGCTTCTAACCTCAAGGAACATCAATAAACATACCGACCGGCCACGGATTGCAGAGTTACCTGCAAATATGGCGATGAGATAGGGATTTGAACCCTAATATCACAGATTAACAGTCTGCCGCTTTACCGAGTTAGCTATCTCATCAAATTGGCGGAAGATAAAGGAATCGAACCCTCACCGTTTCCGGTGGCGACAGATTTCAAGTCTGCTTGCTCCCATGAGCACTATCTTCCTAAATTGGTCTCCATACGAGGATTTGAACCTCGGACTTCAACTACGCATGTACTTCTCTATGGCAATTAGCACAAAGAAGAACACATTTACTAGTTTCGTAAAGGTATTTATCCCAACTCCTATTCAATGCTGAAGCTGGGTCATGCTCTTTATCGCCATCTGCATGATGCCATTCTAATGCACCACCAAATTTGTTATACCCGCAAATACTACATCCTAATGAAACTTTATGAGTATGAGCCATTTTAGTAAGTAAGCGACTGCGCTGTTTATTTCTATCAAACCTACTCAAGCCATCAGGTAAACAGGTGTAACAAAACCTACGATTAGAGCCGCCAGAACCTTTACTAATTACCGTAAACTCTGCTGCGCAGTAGTCACAAACTTTCATTATTGGTCCCAAACCAGATGCTCTGCCAAACTGAGCTATACGGAGAAATTCTTATTAGTGGATTACTTATCATAAGGTAACACTGCCACCCGGCGAGGTTAGGTATGTGTTTAAAACAATAAGTAATCCCTGATAAGAACTTAAGATGAGAGGAGATTCGAACTCCTGTCTTGTCTCCGTACCTCCTCTAGAGGTACAGGTAGTGCATTAGGCCGCTATGCTACTCATCTCTAAGTCTCTGGCTATTCTTCCCAGCGTCAGTTGTCTGTTTCAACTGTCAATGTTTACTCTTCATCTGAGGCAGATACCCGCTCGCTTCGGGACTCACCTATTACCGCTCCCATTGGGATTCTGGTTTTCGGTTATTGTTTGGTTGTCTCAATTGGAATCGAACCAATGACCTCACCCTTATCAGGGGTGCGCTCTGGCCTACTGAGCTATGAGACAATTTGGTGGTTATGGCTGGATTTGAACCAACGTCCTTCCGATTATGGGTCGGGTGCTCAACCACTGAGCTACATAACCTTGGTGTGAGTGGATGGATTCGAACCACCGCGCCTTTCAGAAGGGATTTACAGTCCCCCGCATTCGGCCTCTCTGCCACACTCACATTGTTTGGTGGATTGTGAAGGACTCGAACCTTCGACCCTCTGATTAAAAGTCAGATACTCTAACCAACTGAGTTAACAATCCTAAATACTTAATCGACTGATATCTTTTGGAGGACCACCCTCATTTCCTCCCATTTCATCCGTCCGGCTCGGCTTAGTGGTACGTCACTCGGCTACTACTTGGTATGGGCCAACCCCACTCGAATTACCTTTCTGGATGTATGCCTACATCTGATTTCATAGTTGCTGACAAAGATATCATGCGATTAAGCATTTCAATTTTTCCAAAGAAAGCACCGAAGGTGCTTAGAAGAGAGACGTACCATCTTTAACAAATGTTCGCAGCATAAGTTTAAGTTGTAGATTGGATAATGAGTCCGTTACAACCTAGTACGCCTCTCATCTAAGTATCTTCATTTCTCTGTGGGATTTACTATATATTACTTATATTCTAATTGTAAACCGTCTTGGAGATAGATATGTCTACTCAACTTAGTATTGAACAGTTTAAAGCTGTAATGCCTTCAAATCACAAGGGAAATATTAACCAAGAGTTAATGGATAAGATTAATCAGGTACTTTCAGACCCCATGATGGGTGAAGTACTGAGAGATAATCTTATGTCTTACACTCATGTGATGAAGGAAGGCAGGTTTAAGATTGAAGATTATTTATCCGCAGTGAAGTATGTGAGTTTCAAGTTAATGGGCTGCACTAACTTCGAGTCTTACATCAAAACATTCCCTGACCGATACCAAAACTTCTTAAATAATAATGTCCCTACCAAAGATATTCACTGTTATGTATCTGCCTACAACAAGAACAAGTTAGTTAATCTCATCTATGAACAGACTCTGGTTCCTACCCACGTTCTGAATGCTGATGTGTTCCAGAAAGCAATCAACGTACAGGCTGATTTGATGTTGAATGCTAAGAGTGAAAAGGTTAGAACGGATGCAGCTAACTCTCTGCTTAATCATTTGAAACGCCCTGAAGCCAGCAAGATTGAATTGAACGTAGGTCTTCAGGAAGGTGGAGTAATCAGTGAACTCAGAGAAATTACTTCTAAATTAGCTGCGAAGCAGCGCCAACTCATTGAGGGTGGTTCCTACAGTGCTCAAGAAATTGCTCATTCCAAGTTAACAATTGATGGAGAATCAGAACGTGTCGATGAATAAAGAAGACCCAATGGTTAAACAGTCTGTTGAGGAGTGGCTCAACTCAGTTGATTATGCCGCCCTCAATGGTAATAACTACGTTCCTTCTGTATTCGCTATTAACTATGTCAACTTTATCAAGTTGGTTAATGGTGAAGGTGGGGAATCTAACCTTACTCCAGTAGTTCATCTTAAGATGCTTGATGAATTGGCAGGTAAACGTACTCGATTAGCTAATCTTTGCTCTCGTGGTATGGCTAAAACTACCCTGTTTGGTGAGTATCTCGTCCTGTATATCGCCCTATATGGGGAGATTGATGGATTTGGTGATATCGAAGGTATGATTTATATCTCTGACTCTATGGAGAACGGGGTAAAATCACTAAGAAAGAACATCGAATACCGCTATAACAACTCTGAATTCCTTCAGAAGTATATTCCAGAGGCTAAATTCACTGATGCTTACATGGAATTTACTAATGCCGATGGGCATAAGTTAGGTGTTCGTATGTTCGGTGCTAAGACTGGCTTACGTGGTACCAAAATTTTTGGTAAACGTCCTGTTTTAGCTGTATTGGATGACCTTGTTAGTGATGATGATGCTAAATCTAAGTCAACTATGCAGGCCATCAAGGATACTGTATACAAAGGTGTCGATTATGCTTTGGACCCTACTCGTAGAAAGATTGTTTTCAGTGGCACACCCTTTAACAAAAACGATATTCTTTATGAAGCAGTGGAATCTGGTGGTTGGTACGTCAACGTATTCCCCATTTGTGAGAAATTCCCTTGTTCGAGAGAAGAATTCGTAGGTGCTTGGGAAGACCGCTTTTCATATGACTTCGTTAAGAGCCAATATGACCTTGCTGTAGCTACTGGGCAGGTGGCTGCATTCAATCAGGAACTGATGTTGAGGATTACCTCTGATGAAGAAAGGCTTGTACTGGAATCTGATATCCAGTGGTACAAGCGTAAGTCTCTTTTACTGAACAGAGGTATGTTCAATTTCTATATCACTACTGACTTTGCCACCAGCGAGAAACAATCAGCTGACTATTCGGTTATCTCTGTATGGGCAATCAATAGCAATGGTGATTGGTTCTGGGTTGATGGTATCTGTCGTCGTCAGCTGATGAACAAGAACTTTGATGACCTGTTCAGATTGGTAGTTGAGTATCAGCCTCAGTCAGTTGGTATTGAAGTTACTGGCCAGCAGGGTGGATTCATCTCCTTGTTACGTGATGAGATGATGAACAGGAACATCTGGTTTAACTTTGCTTCCGATGGGAATAACAACAAGCCAGGTATCAGACCTAACACCAATAAAATGGTGAGATTCAACTCAGTATTGCCTTGGTTCAAGGCTGGTAAGTTCTTTTTCCCTGAAGAATTAAAAGACGAGAAGATTATGTTGGAAGCTATGGATGAGCTTCGATTAGCTACTGTAGAGGGCTTTAAATCAAAGCATGACGACTTTATTGATACGATTAGTATGTTGTCATGCCTGAAGGTTTGGAAGCCTTCGCAGGCTTCTGGAGGCTCTATCCAAGAGGATAGTGTGTGGGATATGCCTACTCCTTCTCCAGACAATGGAATTGATAGTTATCTCGTCTAATTGTTGTTTATAATGTGGTGGATGTTTACCCTTTGACTGAGACCACATTATGAAATTGAGTGACCTTTTTCAGATGTTATCAACAGGGGAGTTAAACCAACTTAATGTGGGGAATACGGGTAATGGTATCAGAGCAAAAGATTACCCTAAAGTTATCACCCAGATTAATCTTGGTTTAACTGACCTGCATTCCCGCTTTCCTTTAAGAGAAGGACAAGTAACCATTCAAATGTATGAGCACATTTCTCATTACTATCTGAGGAGACAATTTGCTCAGACAAATCAAGACTCTCAAGAGAAATACAAGTATATTGAGGACAGTCGATTCTATCCATTCCAAGAGAATGTGATTAGAGTTGAACGAGTAACTAATGAAGTAGGGTATGAATTACAATTAAACAATGATGCAATGTGTTGCGAACTCTTCACACCATCTTTTGATTGTATTCAAGTAATTAGACCTATTGATACCAATGCTTTGTTTGTAACGTATCGGGCTAATCACGATTGGATTCCTACTGACACTACAGACCCTAACACTGTTGAAGTTGTTCTTCCAGCAAGCCATGTAAAAGCATTATGCTATTTTGTAGCAGCCGCTTTTTACTCAATGATGCCTAGTGATGGAGCAACCCAGAAGGGTGTAGAGTGGAATGTTAAGTATGAGGCTGAGTGTTCTAAGATTGAAGAACTTGACTTAGACAACGCTAGTCTGAATTCTACAAATGTGAAACCTTGTTTAAGAGGATGGGTATAATGTCTACACCTCCAGTTAACTCTTGCAATTCAAGTGCAGGATTGATTGAGAAGTATATCAACTCTGCCTATGACAATGTTAAGGCTGTTGCAGATAACTTGGATTATCTGGACCAGATTTATCAATTCTTACTTCAGTATGGATTGATTACAAACATTGCTATTAAAGCTCCTGTCCAGGCAGTGGCTACATCTCCTATTACTTTGTCTGGTAATCAGGTACTGACCTGGTCTGCCCATTCAGGTGATTACTCAGTGTTTGCAACTACAGGCATGAGAGTTTTAGTTTTAGCTCAGACTAATCCTGTAGAGAATGGCATCTATGATGTTAAAAATAATGCCTGGACTCGTTCAGTAGACTTTGATGGTCCAAAAGATGTAGTTGATGGGACTCTTGTTTTTTCTTCTCAAGGCGATGTATGGCAAGTAGATGGTCCTCAGTATTCTTTAGTTCCTGGTACTGACCCAATTATTTTTAAAGATATTGATTTATTTGCTTATGAAGCTTTGAGAGAAGCTACAGAAAAAGCTCAAGAAGCTGCTGCCAGCGCTGCTGCTGCATTGGCTTCAGAGCAAGCAGCTAAAGTATCAGAGAATAGTGCAGCCAGTTCTGAAACCAATGCAAGTAATAGTGCTGCTGCTGCCGCTATCTCTGAGACCAATGCTAAGGTGTCTGAGAATGCAGCTAAGGTATCCGAGAATAATGCAAAAGCTTCTCAGGTAGCAGCTCAGAACTCAGCTTCATTAGCTGAGAGTGTTACCAACAATACTCTGACTTTTGCTACAACTGCTGCTGGTATTGCAGGCACAACTAATGGACAGTACTTCCGTGTTCCTCAAGGAAGTGGTGCTACTTTATCTTTTATCTACTATCTGAATAGTTCTGGTACTGCTCAGGTAGTAGCTGAGATGCCAGGTAAAGGAGCCATTACTAACAATATTAGAAGTTATAGTTCTTTAGCTGTAGCTCAAGCTGACGTAACAGCAGGGAACATCTTAAATAGTGGATATTGTTATGTCAGAAGTACAGAGGATTCGACTCTAGTAAATGAGTACCAAAACCAATCTGGTACATTGGTTGCTACTGGGAAATCAATACCATCTAATGAGGCGTATGACCAGCTCACGGATGACGTGGCGGGAGCTCTGGAGGATATTGAGCAAATCAACAAAACAATGGTGTTGAAAGATATCGTTCAGACTATTTTCAACTATAGAGATAAGCTGGGCTATCGCCTCTTTTACGCCTTGACGGATGGCGAGTTTGGCACGAAGTTCACCACTATCAAACGTAACGGCGTCTACCTAAAAGACCTGACAGTAGCCGTTGATAGTGATGGCTCCGATGTTTATATACAGAACAAACTGGGTCAACGTGTATATATCATAAAAGATGGGGTAGTAGCACCCGGGTCTCTTAAGGTTGATGAGGATGGGGCATTCGGTACTGATGCGGCCCACCTTAGCTCAAAAGGTATTAGCTTTCTCTCAGGTTCCGCCAAAGTCGAAGTCACTGATGGTCCCGAGTTCTTAAAGGTATCCGATAAGCTCGGTAGAGTTAAAACCATCATCGACCACAATGGCAAGTTGGCTAGCGATGTCATCCCCGAGGACACCGCCTCAACCCACCTAGACAATTTAAACTCGTACAACTTAAACTATTACAGTAAGGTGAGAAGCGAGTACAACGCGGATATAGAAAGAGCCGTATTCGCCCTGTCATGGATTTTGGTCTATGGGCAATCCCTGTCCACATCTCAAGAGGGCTTCCCTGCTCTTTCAAAAGAGGTCTACAGCAACCTCTCTAACCTGATGTTAGGGGACAGTTCTCGACCAAATTCTCGCACAGCCGCGAATTTCGTGCCTGTGGGTAGCCCTGTCCTCAACCCATTGAAAGCGGTCGTGCAGACGTCGTCTGGCAATGCAATCATGAGTGATTCCGCTGTGGCCGCTCTGGCTGCTGGGTCGCCCAATGAGGGTGAGGGGGCCGAAGGTTGCGTGAACATGTTCCGCTCCATGTTCCTTCGTCAATTGGGTCTGCTAAAGGACGACACTCGTCGGCTGGTCTTGTCGAACTGTGGTGTTAACGGCAGAACAATTGAGGCACTATCCAAGGGGGCCAGCCCGGAGCTATACAACAGGGTCAGGGAAGCATATACCCAAATCAAGGCCATCGCCGACTCAGGCAATATGAGCTTTGGGCTGGCCGCCATCTGCTTCTTGCAGGGCGAATGGAACTACACAACGGCTTATGGCGGGAACAATACCCGTGAAGGTTATAAGGTTCTTCAAAGACAGCTAAAAGAAGACTTGATTTCTGATTTTGCCCAGAACCAGTATCCACCAGCTATGTATACTTATCAGACCTCTGGTGCTTATACAAGTGACGCTAACGAGTTAGCAATTGGTATGGCTCAATTAGATTTAGCTCTTGAAAAAACAGGCACGTATGGTGTTACACCATCATATCCTTTTCCTGATAAAGGTGGTCATTTAACATCCAACGGATATCGCTGGATGTGGATGCACTTTGCTAAAGTAATGTTTCGGACGTTAGTTTTAGGTCAAGGTTGGGAGCCACTTCATTGTATTAGCGCTGAAACAAGTAAAAACATTTCTTATCTTAACTACGCTGTTCCTTACCCGCCGTTGAAGTGGGGCAAACCTTATGTCGGCAGAACTGCCACGGACTATACCAACAAGGGGTATCGTGCGACCGACGATGCCGGAACCCTGCCCATATCCTCGGTTGAAATCGTCCGGGACACTGTGGTTAAAATAACCTACAGTAGAAACGCTGTTGGTACTGTGAAAATTTGGTATGCGGATAAAACAACGCATAATGGCAATGGCTGCTTAATGGATTCCGACCCTTTCATAGCTACTGAGAACTATGTCTATGTAGAAGGCTCGGGCCAATATGCGGATGAAAACATCGCCGAATTGGTTGATAAACCTTATCCTTTAAACAATTGGGCCTGGGCTCAAGTAATCTATTCTACTGTTAACGGAGAGTAATTATGTCACTTGTATTTTATTCAGATAACGCTTTTTCTCAAATATCTGACCCGGACGAATATGTGCCTCCGTTTGATACTACGGGTTTAATGCGTGCGGAAATTTTCGCCCTTACGGGTATTGGGAGCAATCTGATGCCTGGCCAGCCAGACTCTGTTGTTATCGGTTCACCATCAATGGTTCCGGGCACCCCCTATGCGTCTTTCGCAAATAACGCAAGTATTGCTAATCTTGATTTAAGGATGCCTGACTCGGACCAACAAACATGGCTTTTGGTGTGGAACCCGGCCGGCAGTTCACTCCAGCGTTTGATTATGTCGTCCTATGGTTCATCTGGAGGGAGCTCCCTTTTATTTGATGAATTCGGTAAATTAGCGGCCGCTATTGGTTATAAAACAATCAGCACCGGTGCAACTGCTGTCAAGTATGGAGTTCTATCACAAGCTCTGCCAGCAGGTGTTTCGTTTCTTTCACTGGTTATGAATGGAAAGACTTTTACAACCAAGAATCATACTTACAACAATGCCGCCACGGTTACATTGACTTCTGACCAGCAGCTTAACCCGGGTGTTTCCATTCACGTTGGTAAAGGTGCTACATCTTTATGGGGTCAGGCTGCGGCGACTAATCAAATTGCAGCCTATATGGTCTTTAACCGCGTATTGTCGGATTCTGAAATTGAAACAATTCGTCAGTATCTTTTAAGTAATATCCAGGGTGTCTATCCTGATATTACATTTTAAGAATAAACGTGGCGACACGTCGGGCGGGTACTTCTCCGGCCTTCCAAGAGGAGGGCCAAATTAAAGGTTTTGGATTTGAAAATAACCCCTCCTAAGAGGGGTTTTTATTTGATAACTCTTTAATCTCACCAAGGTCTTGTTCTAATGCTGAGTAAAAGAAGTTCAACTTACCGATAGGTATTGGTGCTCTTTTAATAATAGTTAGTATGTGACGGACTCTTGGTGACTCAATTCTCTTAAGCATCTCATCGATACCTCGACGTAATGCTATATTTGAATTGTTAAATAGAACATTAAGATACAAGGTTAGTAGTGCATCTGGATACTCATATATACCTACATCATCTCTGAATTCCTGTTTAGGTAATTCACCATTACGTTCTCTGCGAAGATATGTTTTAACTCTCATGACTAATCTCCACAGCTCGTTGAGCTAGTGCTTCCATCTGAGAAGCCACATAGAAGAATGCCTCTTCATCATAGGCTTCTGAATAGTTATCTGAGAGTCGTCTTAGGTTAGCTATCTTCATGGCTTCTAATTCAGCCTGTAAGGCACCTAGACGGCATTGAATCTCTACTAGTTGAGCGTTCATATTAACTCCAATTAAAAAGGCCCCGTAGGGCCTTAGAGAACGTTATACGGATATAGCATTAATTAGGGGAATACCACTGCTCACTCCCGAAGGGAGTTATTTCTTTGTTTGGTCATTGATTCTAGTATTCTTAGATTCCTCCACCTTACGTATGTAGTCCTGTAGATAATCTAATTTAGCTTGGTCTTCGATTATTCCTCTTCGGATACCGAGAATGTTTCGTCCAGCAGTTGCAGAGAGTTCGAGTGAGGTTCCATCGCCCATGCTGCTGGTCTTTGCTCCTGTACTTCTGGAGAGCTTACAGGTTGCAAGGTTGGCTTCTGCAAAGAGCACCCTGCGTTTACCAGAAGCAACATCAGCAGTGAGCTTATCGTTAGCATCTTTTTCATGTTGAAGTTCCTGATATTTTTTAGCATCTAAATCAGCTAAGTCTTTTTGAAGTTTGTTATTACGGTCTACTTCATTACCTAGTTTAAATGCTGCTTCATCTGATATAGATTTCAGTTTCCCATCATATGAAGACTTCTGTGTAGCAAGCGCAGTCTCATAATGGTTACTGGTGATATACCAAGATAAAAAAGCTCCCACCAAGATGAGAGCTAGAGCAATTAAACCAAGCTTAATTAACTTGACTTTATCAATCATGTGTTACCTCACAATGATTTAACTGCTCGACCAATGGACTCAGCTTCAGACCAAGTCTTGCCATCAAACAGAGCAAGACGTCCTACAGCTCTACGGTATACACCGAGAGTAGGTACTCCATCTTGATTTCTGAATTGAGGAAGTTTGGTTCTGAGGGTTGCTACGTCACCTTCTCTAACTGCTTTACCTGTTCCTGTACCTGCTGCCACAGCTTTAGGTCCAACATTAAAGATAAGGTCACAGATAGCATCAAACTGAGACTGGTTAAATTTCTTACTGGCAATGGAATCAGCCAACTGAACAGCTTCATCCATATCTTTATTAAGTAAGGCTAAGGCACCATCAGCAGTGATGGTATCTCCTGGTTTAACATCTGAACCATAGTGGCCATAACCAATGGTTAGGTACTTTTCCTTAGAGGTAGCTCTATAGGCTCTGGTTCTGAGTTGTTCCCAAGCTGCTGTGAACCTCAGCCCATTCTGTGACATGGTTCTACTCATTTAAATTCCACCTTTACGAATCTAGCAATATTGCCTCTAGAGCCTACAACACCGATTAGTACAGTTCCATTGACAATCACTTCCCATATATCAACATGGGTGTAGTGTTTCATCAGGATTCTGATACCAATAGCTGCTGTAGCTACTATGAGGATGTAAGCCAAGAATGAGTAGATAACTTTGTGTTGTGCAGAACCTTGTCTGAAGCACATCAGACGGAATGAAATACCAAAGCAGATAACTGCATTGAGAATCTCAAGTGGCCCTAACGACCTTAAGTAATCAACGATGACCATCACTGAGTTCCTCCCGTTGGTGAATCGGGAATCTTTGCTTTTGCAATCAGACTTAGGATTAGTTTAATAGCTACCGCAGAAGCTACAAATGCTCCAACTGAAAGGTCCACAGTAATATCTGTTCTAGTGAGAGCTGAAGTAACAGCACTCATTATCTTAGATGCATACTCTGAACCAATTATTCCCACTACAAAAGAGATTAAGAAAAAACTTAATCTTTTAAATAGGGGAATGTCTGAATTGGTCAATACATAGACCACTGCACCAGCAAATGAACCAATGATGACCCCAGGTGGGATACCTGCCCAATAAGACAGTAGAGTAGTAGCACCCAAACCTGTCGTGATAGCAGTTCCTGAAACTGGCTCATGCATTTGAAAGCCTCCAATACTCTTCTTAAGAAGTGAGTAAAGAATACAATAGATACACTTAAAAAGATTAGATAAATATGGAGACACGCAGCAAACTAAGTTCAGAAATGCATCAAAACATATATACTGCTTGCAAAGTAACTGAGGGATAACCGAAATGGCTAAAGATGAATTACCAACAGTTGACCCAGCACAGTCTGCCAACTTAACTGATTGGAAAAATGAACCTAATGTAACTGACCTGAAGTCAGATTACGATTCTGCATCTAGCGCTCATAGTGCTCAGATGAGCAAGATTACTGCTTGGCTAGATAACCTGAATGTTACTGGCCCTGCTAAACCTAAAAAGTTACCAGGCAGGTCTTCAGTACAGCCGATGCTTATTCGTAAGCAAGCTGAATGGAGATACTCAGCTCTTACTGAACCATTCCTGAGTACAGATGAATTATTCTCTGTATCTCCAGTTACATGGGAAGACAGACAAGCTGCTATTCAGAACCAGTTAGTACTTAATTATCAGTTCAATATTAAAATTGATAAGGTACGTTTCATTGATGATTATGTTCGTACTGCTGTTAATGAAGGTACTGTGATTGTTCGTGTTGGCTGGCGTGAACAAACTCAAAAGATTAAAGAGACTGTTCCTGTATACGCATACTACCCAGCACAGACTCCTGACCAAGTAGCTGCTATTCAGGAAGCTCTTCAGTTAAAGCTGGAGAACCCTAATGCATACCACAACCTACCAGATGACATTATTGCCTCTGTAGATTATTCCTATGAAAACCGTGGTGCATATGTAGCTAAACAGGAAGGTACTCAAGAGGTTGAGTATGACAAGATTATTGTTAACCAGCCTACTGCTGAAGTAGTTAACTCACAGAACGTAGTAATTGACCCAACTTGTAATGGTGATATCAAACAAGCTCAGTTTGTTATTTATAGTTTTGAGACTTCTAAGTCGGATTTAGAGAAAGATGGTAGATATAAGAATCTGGATAAGATTTCTGCAAGTATGTCTAATCCTCTTAATACTCCTGACCATATGACTGAAGACCAGTCTGGTTTCAACTTCAAAGATGAACCACGTAAGAAGTTTATTGCATATGAGTATTGGGGATATTGGGATATCAATGGTGATGGTAAAACTGTGCCAATCGTAGCTACCTTTGTTGGTAATACGATGATTCGTCTTGAAGAGAATCCATTCCCGGATAAACAGATTCCATTTGTTATCGTTCCTTATCTGCCTGTTACTCGCTCTATCTACGGTGAGCCTGACGGTGCTTTACTGGAAGATAACCAGAAGATTATTGGAGCTACTACTCGTGCCATGATTGATATTCTGGCTCGTAGTGCTAATGGTCAAACTGGTATTCGTAAAGACATGCTGGATGTGACTAACAGACGTAAGTTTGATAAGGGCGAAGACTATGAATTCAATGCAAACGTGGACCCAAGACAAGGTGTCTATATGCATACGTCTCCTGAGATTCCTCAGTCAGCGCCTCTGATGATTCAGTACCAGAACAATGAAGCTGAGTCTCTTACTGGTGTTAAATCATTCTCACAAGGTATTGCATCACAGGCTTTAGGTGATGTAGCTGCTGGCATTCGTGGAGCATTGGATGCTGCTTCTAAACGTGAATTAGGCATTCTTCGTAGATTGGCTCAGGGCATTGTAGATATTGGTTATAAGTTTGTATCTATGAATGCTGAGTTCTTATCTGAAGAAGAAGTTGTACGAATCACCAATGATGATTTCGTATCAGTTCGTAGAGATGAGTTGGCTGGAAACTTTGACCTTAAGTTAAGTATTTCTACTGCTGAGGCAGATAATCAGAAGGCTCAAGAATTGGCATTCATGCTTCAGACTATGGGTAATAGCCTTCCATTTGAAATGTCTCAGATGGTACTGAGTGATATTGCTCGACTAAGAAATATGCCTGACTTAGCTAAACGAATTGAGAAGTATCAGCCTCAACCAGACCCACTTGCACAACGCAAAGCTGAGCTGGAAATTGCATTATTAGAGGCTCAAATCGCAGAAACCCAATCTAAAGCGATTGAAAACAGAGCTTCAGCAGGGTATAAAGCTACACAAGCTGGAAACGTTCAGAGTGATACAGACCTTAAAAATCTGGATTATGTTGAACAAGAGTCTGGTGTTAAACAGGCTCGTGATGTTGAACGTATTCAAGCTCAAGCTCAAAGCCAAACTCAAACCAAGATTGTGGACTATATCCTCAAGACTGGTAAGCCACTTAGTGAAATCTAATATCTCATAATGAGGACACACGACATGAGTCAAGTAGAACAAATTCGAATCACTATTGAACAGAAGAAAGAAATGATTGCTTTAGGTGATGCTCTTTCTCGCATCGTTAAGAATCGTGATTGGAAGAAACTGGTTGATACCGAGTTCTTCGAAAACGAACCTAAGCGACTTGTATCTCTTCTGGCTCACCCTGCAATGCAGGACGAGGCTTCCCAGACTGAAATTCGTAATCAGATGTTAGCCATTGCGTATTTCCGTCAGTTCTTGGCTCGCACGGAAATGTTTGCTGAACAGGCTCGTGGTTCTCTGCCTGCTGACCAAGCAACCGAAGTCGAGCTGTTAGAAGAAGACGTACAGGAGTAATAGCATATGGCTGGAAACAGTGTTGAACAATCTATTCTTAGTATGTCTGATGCTGATTTCCTAAATGCTCCGATGCCGACCTTTGAGTCGGCATCTTCACATGAGCAAACGGAAACTCAGACTGAAAAGAAAGAAGAAGTAGAAGTTGAAACAACTACTACTCAAACTGAAAATACAGAAGATACTGAGACTGAAACTACTGAAGAAGTTGATACTCCTACAGAGCAAGAAACTCAATCTACTGATACTCAGAAAGAAACAGAATCAACTGAACAAGAGAATAAATCTACTGAGGCTGAACCTGAAGTAGCTGATGCTCAAGCTCAGTTGAATAAGTTGTTTGCTCCATTCAAAGCGAATGGTCGAGATATTAAAATCGACTCAGTTGATGAAGCTATTAAGCTAATGCAACAGGGAGCAAACTATAATAAAAAGATGGCAGCCTTGAAACCATCTTTAAAAGTTCTTAAGATGTTGGAAAATAATGGTCTGCTTGATGAGCAAAAGATTACTTATCTAATCGATTTAGATAAAAAGAATCCTGATGCTATCAGCAAACTCATTAAAGAGAGTGGTATTGACCCTCTCGATGTAAATACACAGGAAGAACCGAAGTACACACCTGGTAATTACTCAGTCTCGGATGCACAGGTTAATCTAGATACGGTGTTGGATAGCATTGAGCATACTCCAACATACAATCGGACAATGACCGTCATTCTCGATGAATGGGATGATAACAGTAAACGTGCACTTGCAAATGAACCAAATCTTATTCCACTCATCAATGAGCATGTGGCAAATGGAATCTTTGACACAATCGCCTCTGAGATGATGAAGCAAAGAGCATTGGGGAATTTGAGTGGTCTTTCAGATTTACAGGCGTATGAAGCTATTGGTAAACAGCTCGCTGCTCAGGGCGCATTCAATAAGAAGCCAACCCAAGAGCCAGTAGAAGTTAAACCAAAAGTACCTACGCAAGATGATACTGAAAGGGCTGCAAAGCGTAAGGCTGCAAGTCCATCCAAACAGACTCAGGCAACTAAAGAGCCAGACTTAAATCCTCTGTCTATGTCTGATGAAGAGTTTGAGAAAGCGTTTAACTCTAAGTTTCGATAATCGAGGGTGATTAACTATGAAGTATGGTGCTCCTAATACTACGCCTTCTAGTGTTGGTCCACAGATTCGTCTGGACTACTACTATAAGAAAGCGCTCGTTGATGCAGCTAAAGAAATGTACTTTGGTCAGTTGGCTGATGTAACCAACATGCCTAAGAATATGGGTAAAACCATTAAGCTGTATCACTACATCCCACTGCTGGATGACCGTAACGTCAACGACCAAGGTATTGATGCTGCTGGTGCCACTATTGCTAACGGTAACCTGTATGGTTCTAGCAAAGATATCGGTACCATCCCGGCTAAAATGCCAGCTCTGACTGAGAACGGTGGTCGTGTTAACCGTGTTGGTTTTACCCGTATTCAGCTGCAAGGCACTATCAAGAAATTCGGTTTCTTCTATGAGTGGACTCAGGAAGCAATGGATTTCGATACTGATGAAGAGCTGGATATGCACCTGATTCAGGAAGCTGTTAAAAGTGCTAACGAAATCACTGAAGACCAGTTGCAGATTGACCTGCTAAATGGTGCTGGTGTTGTTCGTTATCCGGGTGCTGCTACCTCTAACGCAGATATGACTGGTGAAGGTACTGCTACTGTAGTTACCTATGACGGTCTGGTTAAGATGGGTATTACTCTGAATGACAACCTGTGTCCTATGCAGACCAAGCTGATTGCTGGTTCTCGCATGGTTGATACTCGTGTTATTCCTGGTGCTCGTGCTCTGTACATTGGTTCTGAACTGGAACTGATGCTGCGTAAGATGAAAGACCCGTTTGACAATGCAGCTTTCATCCCGGTTCAGCAGTACGCTGATGCTGGTACTATCCTGCAAGGTGAGATTGGTTCTATCGCCTCTTTCCGCATCATCGTTGTTCCTAAGATGCTGAAATGGGCAGGTGCTGGTAAAGCAGTTACTACCAACCCAGGTTACTACGCTACTTCTGGCAAGTATGACGTATTCCCAATGCTGTGTGTTGGTTCTGGCTCCTTTACCACTATTGGTTTCCAGACAGATGGTAAAACTGTTAAGTTCGTTACCTACACCAAGAAACCAGGCATCGAGACTGCATCTTATGCAGACCCGTATGGCGAAATGGGCTTCACCTCAATCAAATGGTACTACGGTTCACTGATTCTGCGTCCTGAATGGATTGCATTGTTCAAGACTGTAGCTCAGATGTAATTGAGGTTTTGACTAAGAGAGTGGGGAAACCCACTCTTTTTTTATCTAAAAAATACGATACACTTAGCTAGACCAAAACTGGTTCCACCCAGAGTCCTAAAAGGAAAACTTCTATGTCTGAACTGAATGAATTAGATGTACTGAAACAGCGTGCTGACCAATTAGGTATTTCTTACCATCCTAATATCGGTGTGGATAAACTGCGTGAGAAAGTGAATGCAGTCTTAGAAGGTAAGAATGAAAATGTATCTGAGGAAGAAACTGTGACTGAAACCAAATCAACTACCAAGTCTGTTGCTCAACTCAGAGCTGAAGCTGCTGATGATGCTATGAAACTGGTTCGTATTCGTCTGACTTGTATGGACCCATCTAAGGCTGACTACCACGGTGAAATTATTACTGTCGGTAATGATGTAGTTGGTAACGTTAAAGTGTTTGTTCCTTACCGTGAAGAATTCTATGAAAATGGTTATCACGTTCCGAACATCATTTATAAGTTCTTACGTGACCGTGAATATGCTTCTGTCAAAACTATTAAAGGTCCTAAGGGAGATACCCAACAGACATTTCTGGCTAAAGCATACAGTATTGAAGTACTGCCTCAACTGACTGAAGCAGAGCTGGAAGCTCTTAAAGCTCAGCAGGCTGCCTCTAAATCTATTGATTAAGGAGTAGAGCAATGGCTGATTATGTTATTCAACCCATTACCAACGAAGACCTAACTACTAAGGTCGTTGATGGTACAGGTATCTTTGATGAGTTAATGACAGCAGCCAATGCTCATCTTACCTATCAATGGGAACAAGACCGTATTACTGGCTCATCATATGCTGAAGTATATCTGGGCCAGTTAACGGCAGTATTAGGACAGGCTGTACTCTTCCTTACTGAAAGAGATAAGACGTACCTGAATAACCTTCTGGTACAGTCGCAAATTAAATTAGCAGATGCACAGGTAGCTTTGGCTGCTCAGGATTTACTGAACAAGCAGCAAGAATTACTGAATGCTCAGAAGCAGATGGAACTGATGGAACAGCAGATTCAATTAGCTGAGAAGCAAGTTGAACTGGCTGATAAAGAGCTTCTGGTTAAAGACAAGGAAATGCAATTACTGGATAAACAGATTGCTGTTCAAGAAGCTACTGCTGATTTAACCAGACAGAAGATTAAAACTGAGATGGCTCAGATTGCTGACTCTGTTGATGGTGTTGCTGTTACTGGTATTCTGGGTGCCCAGATTGCTCTGTATAAACAACAGAGAGATGGGTTCCTTCGAGATGCTGAGCAGAAAGCACTTAAGATTGTGGCTGATACTTGGATTACTCGTAAGACAGTGGATGACGGAACTCCACTTCCAACAGGCTTTGATACAGCTGCTGTGGATGCCTTTACGAGAAAAGTCGCAGATGGGGTTCAGGTTAATTACTAAGGAGAGGGGCTTCGGCCCCTTTTTACTCTATGGGATTATTTAGTCGTAAAAAGGTTATCTCGGTAGCTTCACAGACATTCAACTTATCTGGGGATAAAGAGCAAACCAACTTTCTTAGAAAGACTATTAACTCCGCTATCATGGCTGGGACAGATATTTCTGCCACTATGCAAAATTCATATTTGAATGGCATGGGTATCAAGATTGACCAGACATATCGATACGCTAGAGATTACTCTCCTACAGGCTTACCTGAAGGACGTATTGGCTATGGCACATTGAACCAAGAGGATTTGATGGATGTACTCTCATCCCTCAACTCCGGTAAACAAGTTGCCTTAGTCATGTCAGATTTCGGTACAGTAGACCTTGGTTATTGGACTGAGGATTACTTAACCAAAACCTATGATTGGGATGAAGACCACGGTGGATTTGGTAATCCTCCTCCAGGTGTTCCTACCAATGCTAATTATCAATACTCAATTGATAATAATGGTGTAGTCACTATTGAATATCTGGATGGAGAAACTGTAGTACATACAGAAACAGTTTCATTCCCGGATGTGAATCTAACTAGTGATTACTATCAGGTTATTTATCGTGTACGAGAAGCCGGTACCCCTACAACTACTGTAGATGAACGAGACTACCAGATTGGTGATGTGGATGATGAAGTAACTACCCATGATGTTAATAACAACTTTGGTGAGTATACCTACACGACTACTACAGTAAAAACTGAAGTAGATATACTGGCTCTCAAAACCACTATCACAACTACTGTTACAGTGGATACCCTATCCCGTAAACAATACTTTATGTACGAAGCTGGCACAGGTACCTATCCTATTCTGGATGATATCCTCGATGATGATGTAGCTAGTAGCGACTACTATCCTATCGTTCCTCTGAGGGTATATAACAAGGATTGGTCCAATCCTGCCAATGTTCCGGCAGATGAATACAAGGCCAATAAGAACATCCTGAGACGTATCGGGGTTAGTCTTACTGAACTTGGAGATAAGCTTAATGAAAACCCTGATGTAGGTGATATTGACCATGCATTCTTTGTATTGGGTATCTCACTTAATTCGAAGTACCCATCGTCAATCTCATACCTGCATGAGTATTTTAAGTTTCTGGCTCAACATTCCCCTTCACAGAAGGAAGCCTATCTAACTTGGTACAACGATAACGTTGTTACTATTAATGGTGTTACAGGAAAGAATAGTCCTAAGCCTCCAGTAAATAAGCTAAAAATTACACAAAAACCTTATGATGTAACCATCAGCTATCAGTATGCTTCATACATTGTGAAGACTGGTGTCATTGGTACAAAAGGAACTATTACCAGAGAGCTTGGTACAGCAGCTGCTATCACTATCATTAATGAGTTTGACCAGTCTACTGAGTTAACTGCTGACGTATCTGTTATCTATTTCAGAAAACAGATTTCAGCTACTCAATATGAAGAGATAGAGCTATGTGGTTTAGAACATATAAACAATGTTTATAAAGGTCACAATGTTTCTACCAGTGCTAAGAAGAGTTTAGAAAGTAGAGATGGTAATGAAGCATTCCTCATTCCATTATGTCGTTCTGTTGTATTGGATATGAGTCTGGTAGACCGTACTCAAATGACATTCGACTGTTTGCACTTAGTAGCTAACTCCTATCAGGAGAAGAAACTTAAGTGGTATCAATCTGGATGGTTCAAAGTAATAGTTATTGTTATTGCCATCGTCGTATCTGTTATCTCATTAGGCTCATTAACGGCAGGTGCATCAGCAGCTGCTTCTGCTGCAACAGCAGCAGGTACATCCGCAGCAGCAGCAGTAGCTGTTTATTTAGGCACGCAAATTGCTATTGGTGTAGTTGTGGCTGTAGCTGTGCAACAAGTCATTAAAAGAGTAGCACCAGAAATCGGTGTTATTATTGCTGTAGTTGCTTTGGCTTATGGTGTTTCATCTCAAGCAGGTGCTGGTGGTACTAAAGGATTACCTTACGCTTCAGAAGTATTACAATTAGTACCTGCGGTAACTAAAGGTGTTAACCAGAGGCTTCAAAGTGATTTGCAGGCGGTGATGAAAGAGATGAGAGTTCAACAGGAACTTTATGAAGATAGAATGGAACAGATTAAAGATGCAATGAATGCTCTTAATGGAAACCAAGATATCTCTATCGAGGATTTAACTCGTGGTGGATATCTGAATCTGTTTGAGACAGCTCAATCATTCTTTAATAGAACATTACTTCAGAATCCTGGTGCTCTTACTTTGAATACCATTCAGGATTTCGTTACCACACTGTTAGCATTACCTGATGACCTTACTAATGTTCCAGCTATGCCATTTAAATAATGAGGTGACATATGGCTTTTGATTTGAATTTTGGTGGTTATCAAACCAGCCAACTTCCATTATTTGACTCTGGGTATAATCCTACTCAGAGTTCAGTATTAGGTACTAATCTATCCACCCCCATTACAGGTGGAACACCAGCAGCTAGTGGTTTAGGAAGTACATTTGCTTCTTGGCTTCCGTCTGAAGATACGATGCGTACTTTGTTTGGTGGTACTAATCCTGAGACAGGATTTCAATCAAGTGGAATTGTATCTCCATTGGCTCAAGGTTTAGGTGCATTGTTCCAAGGCTGGACAGGTATGCAGCAGTTAGATTTAGCTCGTGACCAGTTAAATTTCCAGAAGAATGCTTTTAACACTAACTTGCGAAATCAGACTCAAGCCTACAATACAGCACTTGAAGACCGTATTAGAGGACGTACTTCTAACTATGATGGTAAAGAACAGGATGTTCAAAACTACCTGAACCAGAATCGTTTGAACTTCTAAGAGGTAGATATGGCTCAGATTACTTGGAGAAATATTGATGCTCCTGACTTAACTGGAGTTGCAAGACTTCAGCAAGTTGGTGCTCAAGGTATCCGTGATGCCATCTCTGGCTTACTTGGAACCTTTGACCAGCAGCGTCAATTAAGTAATTTAAATTTTGATACAGCACGTACTCAGAATACTGCTGCATTACAGAATGAGTTACTTAACTATCGTGACCCTAACCAGTTACAAGAGGCAATGCCTCAGTATGCTGCTGATGCCTTACGTCAAAGATTTGGTGCAGCATTAGACCAGAATGCTATTAACCAAACTTTGGCTACTCGTCCGGGTCAGTTAAGACAGGATATGACTGGTCAAATCCAGTTAGACCAATTACAGAAAGAACAGGCTTCTCAACCTTATGAGAACCAATTCTATTCTTTATTGGCTGCTAACCCTGCTCAGGCTGAAGCATTCCTTAAACAGAATGAAGCTAACTTTACAGACTCTCGTCAACTCTATGGTGACCTTACTGCTCGTAGACAGCAGATTGAACAGCTTAGTTTACAGAGAGCGCAGCTTGCTGACGCTCGTGCTGCAAGGGCTGCTGCTAACTCTGAGAGAGCTGCTGCTGCAAAAGAGCGTGGTAACTTCCGTAGCTATGCTCAGGAATTAAACCAATGGGTTCTGGATAATCCAGATAAACCAATGGGCGCTAAAGCTGCTGAACTTCAGAAGAAATATGATATCAACCCGGTTACAGGTAATCAGGTTGCTACTGCTGTTGGTCAGAACATTCAGGCGTTAGGTGCTCCTACTCCTGAACAAGCTGCTGCATTAACTTCATTGACTAACCAGAATGCTCAGGCAGGTCAGCAGTTTAAACAGGATGCTACACAGGATGTACAAGCAGCATTCATTAGACAAGGTGTAGACCCTACTGTATTCGGTTTACAGGATGATACTAAGACTTCTGCCGATGATGTTATTAAGAGTCTCCAGTCACGTCTGAGTGACCCTAATGAAGTTATTGAAGCATATAGCCGAGTTAAAAAGGCATACCCTGGAGCTACTCCTAGTACCGTTGGTTACATTATTGAGAAGTCATTGTCTCCGGGTAGATGGGGTGGCTTTGCTGATGGGGTAACAGTATCGTTTGGAGATGTTGAAGACATTGCTAAACAAACAAGACAAACAGCTAACAATGCTGCTGCACGTCAAGCCTATATCGATGCTCTACGTTTAGTTGAATCATCAGGAGATTCCTTAGTTAAGGAAGCAAACGCCCCTTTGATTCAGTATCAACGCTCACTGCCTAAAGCTAATATTACTGGTGAGGCTCTCCCTAAATTAACTCCAGTAGTGCCGGACTATACCGGTAAACGAAAAGAGTTAACTAAGTTCTTGGATGAACGATTAGGTGACCCGAAATTCAATAGTAATACTCGTTAAGTACAAAAATCCCTCCTAGTGAGGGATTTCTTTTAGTACACTTCTATCAGTTAATTCCCTTCTGAGGATTCCTAATGGCTACCGGATTTGAAAAAGAACAACAGTTATCTGGTGTTGGGGCGCAAAAAGCACAAGAACTAAATCAAGCTACTCAGCAGAAACGTGTAGAGATGGGTGCTCCTGTTCCGGGAGTAGAGATTGATTTTCCTGTTGGTTCTCCGGGTTACCAGAGAGCACAGGAAGCTATTCGTTTAGCAGAAGCAGGCCCTAAATATACTCGTGAGCAGATGACTCAGATGCTTACTGCTGCTCCTACTGCTCCTGCTAATACTGGCAATATTAATGATTTTAGTATTCCAGAGGCACAGCCAATCACTCCTGAGATGCAGGCTAACTACGATGCTATTGCACGTACTAAACCTTTCTATCGCAAGATGATTAATCCTCAAGTGTCTCCAGAATTTGGTGGTACTGGTCCATTTGACCCGAACCATCCAAATTATCAGGCACCTACACAACAGGCTCAAATCCCCGCTAATCAGCAGTATCTGGAAGATTTGCAGTATATGCCTATGGCTGCTTTACAGCAGAAGTATGGGCCTCAAGCTGCAAGAGATAAGTTATCTCTGAATATTGCTAAAGCAAATACTGATGAATTCTCTGGTCAGGGTATTGAAGCCAGTGACATTGGTAATGCAGCTCAAGTCTGGTTAGGTAACACAGCTCGCTTTGCTACTGGTTTAGGTAATCTGGCTTTACAGAATACTCAGGATTTAATTGCTGATGTAACTGGACGTGATGACCTAGCAGGTCAACCTACTCTGTTAGACCAAGCTGGTATTGATAAACCTCTGAAAGAATTTACAGAGGAACAAAGAGGTCAATACTCTCCGGGTATCCTGTATGAACAGTCTGTGATTGAAGCACAGAAAGAACAGTTCAAAAATCAGGGTGCTCAGCGTGAAGCTGCTGACATTGCTAAAGGTGATAATCCATTAGTCGCTGGTGCTAAGGAACAGTTACGTCAGTTTGTTAACACTGCTGAACAATATGGAGATAAGCCGGGTGCATTAACTACTCTGATTGCAGAATCTGCTCCTGATTTATTAACTGGTGGTTTAGTAGGTAAGTTAGCTACTCGTGGTGCATTCAAAGAACTGGTTAAAGAGTATGGTGAAGATTTTGCTACCAAGTTAGCTGCTACCAAATATGGTAGAGAAAAACTTCAGGATGCTGCTGAGAATGCATTTGTTGGTTATGTTGGCTTCCAAGAAGCTGGCTCTAACATGCAGCAAACTCTCGACCAGATTGATGGTATGACTAATGCTCAGCTTGCTGAGAAGTCTCCTATGTACAGAGACCTCATCGCTGAAGGCATGTCTGAAGAACAAGCCAGAAGACAAGTACGTACTCAGGCCGGTAACGTCACAGCTGCTGTAGCAGGTACGCTGGGTGCGTTAACAGGTAAACTTGCTGCTCCATTTGAATCTCGAATTTTCTCTCCTTCATTATTAGAAGGTACAGGATTCTCAAGTGCTGCATCACGCATCCTTGGTAATACGCTTAGAGAGACTGTTGAGGAAGCATCGCAAGGGGCTACTGGTCAATTTGGCTCTAATCTCGGGGTACGGACTTCTGCTGATGAATCTCAGTCCCTCTCTGAAGATATTGGTTCAAACGTTGCTGAGTCTGCTCTTGCTGGTGCGGGTATGGGTGCTTTCGGTTCGGCTGTTAGTGAAACACCTAGAGCAATTCAGGAAGGAATCCAGCAGGGTCGTAGTGCATTTAATGAGAGACAAGCTCAAAGAGAGCAGACCAGAGCACAGGACTTCAGAAACACTGTAAATACTGCTAACGAATCTGTTCAGCAGACTTCTCCACAGCCTGACACTACTGCTACTACAGAAGCAGCCCCTGCTACTAAAGCTGTAGATGCTGTTACTGAACCAGCTGCAAAAGAAGTCTTTAAAGCTATCCCAGAAGAAGAAATCAGTTCTCCTGGCTCTATTCTGCGTATTGCTCGTGCAATTCGTAATCGTCAACTGGATGAAGCTTCAAGACGTGACCTTGCTACTGTTGGTAACAACGTTATCTCTGCTTATGAAGAAGCTCTGCCTAACATTCAGGCACAGATGCAATCTGCTCCAGAAGAACAGAAAGCTCAGTACCAGACTGCTATTGATAATATCAATGCAGTACTGAGTAATCCTGATGTACAAGCCATCAAGACTACTGCTGAGAGCTTTAAACTGACTCCTGATGAAATGACTAAAGTCATGGAATCACTTCCTTCTGAAATTACTCCAGAGACTTACCAGTCTCCAGAAGTACAGCAGGGAGTTAAATCTGTTCTGGCTCAAATGAATTTAGACGCTGCATCTATCACTCCTGAGACAGCAGATAAACTGATTAACTCAGCTGATGCTATTGGTTTAAGCCAACAAGACTTAAACAAGCTGAGAGTCATCTCTGCTACCGGTAAAGCCATGAGCCAGGTAGGTCAGGATGTACGTCAGGGTTCTGATGGATTTATTGGTATCCAGCAGTATCAGCAAGGTATCTTCCGTGCATTAGCTCTGAATGATACTAAACGTGCTCAGGGTCTGTTAGACCATCTGAACCGTTTTGCTACGCACATGGAAACCAAAGCAGATGCCTTTGAACAAGCTGCTCAGAATTTCACTGGTAATCGGCCTGTAGAGGTAATCAACCCTACTACTGGTCAGCCATATATGTCACTGGATGGAAATCCTATGACCTATCATCCTGTACGTTCTAAGAACTTAGTACAGGAAATCCGTAATGATGCTGCTGCTGTAAGACAAGCGCACACCATTACTGGTCAACTGGTAGATGGTAAGCCTGTTGATGTGCCTGCTCAGTCTGAGCCTATGGCTTCTGAAGATGTGAATTCTCAGGAACAGACTCCTGCTCCAGAGGCCACTTCTGAAGAAGCACCTGTAGAAACTACTTCTGAGCAGACTTCTACAGAAGCTCCTACAGAGGCTTCTGAGAGCACGAATCAGGAAGAGGTACAAACACCTGCCGAGACTACAGAAACACAGCCAGAGGCTGTTACAGAAGCTCCAGCACAGGTTAATGAAGAACCTGTTCAGGGTGAGCTGTTTGATAAACCAGAGACTGTAGAATCTGATATTCAGATTCAGGAAGAGCCTACATCTGTTGAAACAGATTTAATGGATGAGTCGCAGTTAGACCTTGGTTTAGAAAAAGGTGTTAACTATGACATTCTGAATGGATTGCAGACAGAGACTGTACGTTCTGATGCTAAATCTACTTCAGATGTTGATAAAGAATACCAGGCTACTAACCAAGTTAAAAAATGGTTTAAGCCTACTGGTAAACGCTCTGCATTCCTGAGAACTAGTAACTTCTCTGGAAGACTTAATAGCATCTTTACTAATGGTTCTAATCCTATTACTCAGATTCAGAATCTGTTTAAAGGGTTCATTAATCCTGAGCAAGTAACTGCTAAAGAAGTCAGTGTATTGCGTCAATTTGCTGGATTAGTTCCTGCTGTTGAACAATCACTGATTCAGTCTTGGGGTAAATTAACTCCTGAAGGTCAACGTATCTTCTGGGAAACCTATCCTGTCGAATACTTTGATGAAGTACGTAACATCAATGGTGAGAATGTTTATTTCTTACCTCAGCCAGTTATTGAAGCAATGACTGCTGGAATGATGCAGTGGTTTGTTCGTAATGCATCTGAAACTCTGTTCAATGATGACAGAGCAGTTATGGATATTCTTGGTTTAGATAACAAGACCAGACCTACTGTAGAACAGGTAGACCTTTTACGTGATGTAGGTACTGACCGTCAGAATATCATCGATGACTTAAGCAGAGAGATTTTTGGAATCTTAGGTATCACTGCTGACCCTAATACTCCTATCTCTGTTCGTGATACTGTGTCTAAAGCACTGGCAGCCGAAGTACTGAACGTCATGATTAATGCTGGTTTAGTTCAGGAAACTGTTGTTAAGAATAGTGAATTAGCTGCTGTTGGCTCAATTAAAGTTAATAGTTCAAACATCAAGAATTCTCGTGTGTTCATTAAAATGAATCCAGAGTCAGAAGCTTCCCTACAGTTAGTAAAACTGATGGAGGATTCTAATGACTTGTTGGGCCAGCTGACTAACCCATCTCGTGAAAGAGCTAATGCATTCTTTGATGTTCCGCCTAAAGGGCAGTCAACCAAAGTTAAGAATGGTGGTGGTCAGGATATTCCCGAGAAGATGCTTGCTGCTCGTAACAAAGCTAGTAAACAACCTCACTTCATTAACGTGGGTCTGCATGACCTTCTGTTAGATAAGTTAGGTATTGAATGGACTGGCAGAATGTTAGGCATTCAATCTGAAGAGAATGCTAACGGTGCTCACCTGAAATCTATTCAGGGTTCTAATCGTACCATCGAACGAGACATTAACACTTTAGTTAATGGTTTAACTCGTATGGTAGAAGCAGGTAAAGACCTTGCTACTACCCCAATCTACTTTGCTTATAACGTCATCAGTAACTACCGTATGATGCTGAACTCGGGTGACCTGAATCCACAGTCTGCTAAGTTACATCGTGAATTGGTTACTGTTGCACCTTCTACTATTGAGTTAAATAACCCTCTGCATGGTGCATTCCTTGATTACGCTATTGCTCAGGGCTTGGATATTTCTATTGATAAGCTGTCTTCTAATACAGCCAGAGAACGCTTAAATAAAGCTATTGATACTGGTCTATTTAGGGATGCCATCAACATCTTGAAAGCTGCTGAGATTCAGGACTCTATTAGTGATGCTGATGCAGAGACTCTGTTACAGGCTGTTAATGCAGGCAAGGAGAAGACTAAAACTCTTCATGCACTGTATGCACAGGCTCAATACGAACTGGCTGTAGAGCAAGGTAAAGAGTCATTCCAGACTCACATCATGTTAGAACTTGATGGTGTTACTAACGGCCCATTTAACTCTATTATCCATCTTGGATTAAAAGATATTAACCAAGACCTTCTGGATAAACTGGAGAAGGGTGGTTTGTTCTATGGTCAGTCTGACCGTCTGTATAACGATGCTGCTGAAGAACCAGGATTCTTAGACCTGTATAAGACTGCTGCTGCTGGTACGCAGGAGTATGTTAACAATATGATGGACTCTGTACGGAATATTCCAAACCGTATTGCAGCTCTCAGCAGCAAATCTAAGCGTCAGCAGCAGAAAGAGTTGCGTGAGATTGAACGTCTGAAGAATCAGATGAGAGTTACTCTTGCTGCATCTAAATTAATTGGTGATGTGAACATCGTTGAAGGTGAAGATGTTGAACACCCAATTCAGATTGGTCGTGGATTACTTAAGAATCCTGTAACCGTAACAGTCTATTCTGGCGGTGCTAATGCCATTAATAGAAAGATTGCTATGGGTATTGTTAATGGTTACTACGAGGCAATTACTGAAGCATTAAGAGCAGTAGATTCAGCAACCACTGTTGAAGAAAGGGATGCTGCAATTGCTCATATCCAAGACCTGACTCAGACTACAAATGAGTTAACTTCTGCTCGTGTATTCCGCAATGGTGATTGGGTTAATATCGGAGAACCTATTAATTTAGGGTCTGATGTAACCCAATTTAAATTCTCTGGAGAACAAATTGATGCTATCACTCAAAATATTAAAATCGGGATTGGCGCTGCTGTTAATCAGTCTATTGCTACTGAATTTGGTACTGTAGTTAAACGTGGCAAGATGATGGTTTATGCTGCTGCCGTTATGCATGAAGTATTCATGTCACGTTGGAACAAAGAGGTATCTCGTTTAGAGGAAGAGCTTCGTAAAGCAGGTAAACTCTCTAAATTTGAGTCTCTGTCCCAGCAGCAATACAACGACATTAAGCAGTATCTGATTGGCTCTATGCCTATCTTCAATTCATGGTTCACTGCTAATAACTTAGATGTAGACCAGTTAAATACCGGTATTCTTCTGAGTGAAGAAGCACGTCAACCTGTTGATAATTACAGAATGGAATCAAGAGGTCGCAGAGAACTGGATGGTAAAATGCGTAGGTCTACCTTTGGTGTAGACATGCCTACCTATACCGAACCGGGTACTCGTGTAATGCCTTTACTGGTTCAGTCTGTAGAAGCAGCCATGCAAGCCATTGCTCGTGATATTAACCCGAATAACGCACTTAACGTATTTGATGGTTATATTAATGCTGTCGAGCATCTTGAGTCTGGCTCACAAGCCATTAACCAAGGTGTATTCCAGAGCTGGAATGAATTCGATTTACTGCAAGACTTTACTAATCGCTTTGAACAAGCGATGGAAGGAGTTGATGTTGATGCTGAGCTAGATGTGGTTGCTGCCAATAGTCTGCAACAGTCATTTGACTCTATTGCTGAAGACCTTGGCTTAGAGCCGGGTATTTACCCAATTTCCCCGGAAATACTGAATGACTTCTTAAAAGAGTTAAAGAAAGAAGCTGCTACTCAGACTGCTATCAAACAAGGTTTGTTAGGTGGTGAGGCTATCACTTCTATTAACCAGATGACTGGCGCTAACATTCCATTCAATGTACAGAATGGTAAGCAGGTTACTGAGCAGACTGATGAGCTGATTGATACCAGAACTCCTTTGGAACAGTTAGTAGCTAATACTGAACTGCCTACTGTCGAATCTATTTCTCTGCCTTTAGGTAGAGTTACCATTCCTCCTAGCCGTCAAATGGCTGAGGCTTTAGATAGAAATGGTAGAACTCTGCGTGGACATGAAGGTGTTAAAGTTCTGGCTAAAGGTGATGTGGTTGCTGCGGTAAGAGAAGCAGCTAAATCCCTGCCATCTCGTCAGAATAAAATCACTGGATTTATTCTTGATAAGATTGAGAAAGCCATCCCTAATGACATTAATGTGTATGTAGGCTCCCCAGAGGCTCTGTCAGATGTTCAATGGAAACTGAATCCTGGTAGAAGAGTTAAGTTTACTTCTAACTTCTTAGGGCTTACAGAAGGCCAGAATATCTATATTGGTTCTCAGTCTATTGAGACAGTGATGCATGAATTAATCCATGCTGCTACTGCCAATACTGTTCAGGCTTATTACACTGACCCAGCTAGTCTGACTCCAAATCAGAGAACTGAGGTTGCTTCTATTGAAGCTCTCATGACTAAGTTTGTTAACGAGTACACATACGTTAACCCAGAAACAAATTCTGTAGTTAGTCTGATTAATGACCATATTGAGAGTGGTGATATGGCTCAGGCTACTGCTGAATTCATTGCATGGGGTTTAGTTAACCCAAGAATGATTGATGCAATGACTCAGAAAACTGTTGCTGGTAAGGTCACTAATGTACTGAAACAGATGGCTGATGCTATCAAGCGCCTGTTTGCAATTGGTTCTAATCCAGAAATTAACTCTTACTGGTCAAGACTGCTTGGGCATACTGTTGCATTGACTGACACTACAACCTCTGTGAGCACAGCTGATGAAACCAGTTTTGCACAGCGTAATGCTAACAACATTAACAGACTGGATGCTGAAACCTTATTCAATAAACTGAACCCAGGTAAAGCAACTCAAGACCACATCAATCATCTGACTGACACTCTGGATTATCTCCAGTCAAATATCGTTAGAGTGATTAAACAATCTGGTCAACAGATTTCTGGTCTGGACCATTTCCAAGAGAAACTCTTGGTAGATAGCATTGACCCTGAGATTGATAAGTCTCCTGATGCTCTGATTGCTCATGGTTTTGACATGAGTGAGAAAGAGGCGTTTGTCTTCAAGATGCTTCAGGTATCTATGAAGTATGGTCTGGAGAATTTCTCTCCAAGTGTTCTGGTAGCTCGTAGCCTGTATGCTCAGGCAAGAGACCAGTTGAAGGTTAGTGATTTCCTCACTGACCCTAACAACACGTCTGCTACTGAGATGGCTCTGGCTAAACAGAGATATGATGCTGTATTTGGTAATACTGCTATCACCACTGATGCTACCGGTCGTACTAATAGACTGGCTAACTTCATTGCACTGGCAGAAACTCATGAGCCTCTGAGAAATAAACTGGCTCAGATGAGTGTTAAACGTACTCGTTCAGCACCGGCCTCTACTATCAGAGAACACATTGGTGATTTAGTTAATTCCATTCTGACTTGGCTGTCAGGATTGGCTACTAAATCTCTGTCCAATGCTACTGTTGCTACTCGCTTAACTAAACTGGCTAAAAACATTAGTCATGTTGATAGTGAAGCCAGAGATAATCTGTTAGGTAGAGTTGAACGTGGTAGTGAAGAAATCTCACAGACTGTTCAGGATAAACTGAATGCCTTTGGTCACATGGTTAGAAACCAGTTACTCAAGGTACAGAAGATTGTTCCTAAGTCTGTAGCCTTTGGTATCAATGCTGGTTCTGCTGTATTCAATGACCAAGATGCTCAGGATGTGCGTACAGCAATTACCACTATCATGATGAACATTCATCAGAATGGTAAGTTGGGTACTCTGGCTGAACTGGTTAATGAATTCATTGGTTCCAATGAAACTAACCAGACTATTCATACTCTGTTAACTCAGAAGAATATGGCTGCTGATAGAGCACGTCAGATTATTCGTGAAATGGTTCCGGGTATGATTGAGCAGACTTTCGTTTCATTAAACCAGACTGAGAAAGAAGCTATTCAGAAGGTGGTTGCTAACACTGATATGGCTTACTTGTTTGCTAATGGATACAGCTTAGCTCGCCTGAATGAGTTACTGACTAATCCAAATGAACTGGCTAAAGAGATTGCTTCTATGGAATCTCAGCTCAATTCAATTGGTGCTCAGAATGCACCATTCTACATCAAGTCTGCTAAAGGCTTGGCTAAACAAATGGTGCATGGAGTTAGTCCACTGGTTTATCAGTTACCGAATGCTGCATCTATTGCTCGCTTAATCGGTACTGGCAAAGTCAGACCTAACGATACTGTCGTTAATTCAGCTACTCAGCTGATTGATACTCTAGCTTCACTGTCAGCTCTGACTGAATTGTCACAAGCTGATAAAGAAACTGTGAGTAACGTCATTAGCAGAGAGATGACTAAAGGCGAACCAAATAACAATGGGATGACTTTTACGCTGAAATACTACAGCAGTTTACAGGGTGCTGAGTTAGCCAAGTCTGGTAAAAATCAATCTCTGGCAGCTGTAAAAGGTTATACGCCTACTCTGACAGACCCAAATAAAAAGGTCATTGTGGCATCCGTTTTAGATGAGCCAAGTCTGGTTCGCAGAGGCTATGTCAGAGGTGCTCAGTTTGCTCGTGACCCGAATGACCTGAGTAAAGAACCAATGTACTACTACCACTCAAATAATGGTGGTGAGCCTCGTTGGATTGCTGGGGTAATGAGCACCCTTCAAACCACCGTAGGTGGTGTAAACCCAATCTCAGGTAGAAGTGTTAATGGTTCAATGACTCCGGGTATCTGGGGCAGCAAAGAGAAGACTACATTAGCTACCCTGAAACGTGGTCAAATTGATGACCTGTTTGATGCTAATAAGCCTATGCCTACTGGATTCAGTAGCTACATGCAGCCTACTCTGAACAGGGCTGGTTCAATCATGGGATACTCTTATCAGATTCCTCGTGCTAACAAAGAAGCACATCTGGATATTGATAATGATTTCACTAAAGTAATGGCGGCTTGGGAAGGTCGTATTGCTGAGGAGATTCAGGCTGAGAAATACAATGAGATGCTTCTTCAGAGATTGCGTGAGATGTATGTGAAGGATGCTCGCCAAGGCAATGCATACCAGTACATCACTATTAATAAGAACTCAACTGACCCACAGCTCAAAGAGATTTATGAACTGATGCCAATTGAGATGAAAGAAGCTGCCAAAGAGATTTGGCCTAATGGTGATATCAAGGTACGTAAAGACTTACTGAATAATGCATTTGGTTATCGTGAGCCTTCAGTACTGAATATGTGGACTGGTCAGACTGGTTACTCTAAAGAGTTCCAGAAAGCCTTTGTGAGTATCGCAGAGACATTCTTAGGTAAGAATGCTGCTAAGTATCTCCGCTTAGGTGAGCGTGGGATTATGGAATTTGTGAAGGAAATGAAAGATTGGATTGTTGTACGTTCAGTAGTCGTATCAGCAGCCAACATTGTTTCCAACATGGTTCACTTAGCGACTGTAGGTGTCAGTCCAGTTACTATGGCTAAAGACATGTCTGTAGCTGTACTGGCTGCTGAAGAATACAGAAGAAACGAGAAACTCATTAACGAGTATTCTCACTATCTGGCTGTAGGACATAATCCTAAGATGGCTGATGAGTATCAGAGAAAAATTTCTGAACTCAAAGATTCACAGGCTCGTAACCCTGTTGCTGATTTAATCAAAGCTGGTTTACTGCCTACCATCGCAGAGGATTTAGGTCAGCAGGATGATTACTCTCTGAAAGATAAACTGTTAACTAAGATGGATGAATACACTTCTGCTGTTCCAGACAGTGTTAAAAGGGTTGCCAAGGAAGTTGCACTTTCAAGAGATAGTCACATCTACTTCTTACTGAACCGTTCAATTCAGTATGGTGACTTCGTTGCTAAGTATTCTCTGTATAAACAGCTGACTACTCGCAAGAATAATCCAATGGATAAAGATAGTGCTATTGCACGAGTAATGGATGAATTCGTTAACTATGACATTCTTCCTAGCCGTACCAGATTCTATCTGGATGCAATGGGATTAACTTGGTTCCTGAACTATAAGATTAGAATTCAGAAAGTTATTCTCAGAACGATTCGTGAGAATCCACTGAGAGCACTGTTCCTGATGTTCAGTAATAGTTGGGAATCAAACCTGCCGAACATCACTGATGCTAACTTAGTGACTGGCAGCCTGAATTATAACATTGGGTTTGGTACTGCATTGAATGGATTCACAGTACACCCGCTGGTTGAACTGTACTAAAAGAAAAGCCTCAAGGAAGAGGCTTCTCTGCATAGAAAACGTCAAATCCTGCAAAGTCTTCAGGGCAATGGATTTTCTCTTGATAAGAATCTCCGAATTTATATCTTGTATATTCGAAGTACTTACCGTCCCATACAGCTTCAGTAGCATTACGACAGTGTCCTTGGTACTTCTGACCAACAACTAATTCATCCTTTGGGATGTGTTTACGCATACATATGTACCTATAAGAAAAGCCCCGATTAAGGGGCTTTATAACTATCTTCAGTAAATTCTATGAAATAACCAATCTTCTGCTTCTCTGAATCAGAAAAGTCCTGTGTTGCCATTAATTCTAAACCTTTCAATAGTTCAGCATATAGCTTCTGAACATTAATAGTTTGAATGTCTACTCCATCAGGAGGTGTGATTCCATAGAATAATTCGGATAATACACCGTTTTCTACATAAGCTTTTAAAGAAGCAAATCCAGATTTAGCCATAACTTGCCTACACTTTTTTGTGAAATGACTCATGCCATGTATGCAGAGGTCTAGACCAAACAGCATTGGTAAACCCAATGGTTTGATAGACTACTGTCACAGGGTACTTATGAGCATTTTCTAATCTGGCTTGAGTATTGGTTAACATCAGAATGCGGTAATGACCTCCATTCTTATGAATCCATACTTCACCAGCTACAGGTGTATCCATTATTTCTTACCTTCGTAGAAGTACACTGCGTATACAACTAAAGGCCAGAATACTGCAAAGATGCATAACCAAGTTAAGTATGCTGGGATTAGGATGGCGTAGTAAACTCCATCATCATCAAAGCATTCTCTTAACTTGCTTCTCTTTTCATTGACCTTATTTCCATTTCGGATATGAAGGGTGTAAAGAGTTACACATAGACCGATTAAAAACCAGAGGGTAAACATATTATCTCCAACCTCATCCTTGAGGTTTGTCGTCATCCTGTTGATTAAGTGCCATATAGATGAACCAGAATATGCCTGCTATCACAGCAACTGTCAGAACTAGAGGCCATGCAAAGAAGACCCCTACTATGAGAGCAGTAATGAAAGCAGCTTTAAGTGCTTTCATCTTGGCTCCTTAATTAGTTGCGAGCAAAGAGAGAACGAGTTTTCTGGCCTTCTAAGTATGCATCTACATCTGGGTCAGCATCGTCTGGGGTCTGAGGTTCTTCTTCTGGTTTGGTGTCAATTACATCTTCACCGACCACTGGAAGCTCCGCAGGAGCTTCTACAGCTTCTGCCCTCATGATTCCATGCCGAGGTTCAACGGTACGCTCTATGACCTCTGTACGAAGCCCTACACTGCCTTCAGATTTCTCTGTGCGGTTAATTGCTTGGGTTGGTACATGAGATTCAGTCAGCTTCTGTGGGACGATATCCAGAGTGGCTGAGTAACCATTTTCACCACGACCTGCTTTCAGGTCGATAGTGATATCGTTACCTGGAGCTACATTGATGACACGGAAAGCATAGTCTTTCAGAGCTTCCAGGATTTCATCTTGGTTTAAAGTTATCTGCATGATAATTCCTTATTAATCAATTAGTTACCATGATTTTCATGGAAATTAAATTTAGCTTTTGCATCGTCCCTAGCCTTAATGGCATCTTGAATAGATGCAAAAGTACCTAAATTATGATGCTTACCCTGGGAATAAATCCTTACAATCCAATTACCAACCCTAGTTGGATAAACTCCAGTATGTCCTGAAGTATTGTTTTTGAATTTAGATTTATTCTTTTGGTTCACATCTTGAGGTACTTCCCTGTAATTACTAAAACGGTTATCAGTTCTTATGTGATTGATATGGTCAATTTGCCCTTTGGGCCATTTACCTGTTTTAAGTAACCAAGCAACTCTATGCAGTTGATATACTTTTTTATCAATACCAATAACTAGATATCCGTGTTTAGATAAACTTCCGGCTACCATTCCAGCTCTAACTTGTGAATTACGGTTAACTTTCCATCGCATTTCACCTGTGTCTGGATTATACGAAAGGAGTTCACTAGCTCTCTGGAATGAAAGCATATTAATCAATTTCCTCAATAAAAATTTCTACTCTTGGCTTCTCTCGGTCTATAGACCCAAACCGAAAAGCCAATTCAGGAACATAAAGATAATTGTCATCTGGGAGTTTCCCTAGTTCTACTAGAGCATCTGCAAAAAACTTATCGACAATGGAACATGCATTACCAACATCACTTAAGTGACGTGTACCTGGATAAAAGACATATGTAATACGAACCTTCTGAAAGGTCGGCAGCTGTAAAATCTGCTCTTCCATAATCTTTTTGAAGTTAACTTTGGCAGTATCCAATGCAAATCTATTCTCATTCCTGTATGTGTTCAGGTTGAGGGTGAATAGTTTGTTCTTGGATTTGTGTACCCGGAGAGGTGCGATAAGTTTATGCATGAATTAAAGTCTCTTGTCATTAAAAATGACAGTGTAACCCTGAGACTTAAACCATTCGAGTTGCTTTAGTACGTGCGTTCTCATAAGTGACTTGGCGGAAGCATGTTCCCAACCAGTCAGGAGAACATCAATCTCTTTATCATCTGGGTTATCAATAATCCCTTGGATGATTTTATGAGATAACTTCTGGTATGCTGTACCAGAGACATTTTGGAACATCCTTACTTTAATAGTCATAAGAGCGCCCATTTAAAAGCCCACCGGAGTGGGCTTATTTTTTATTACTTAGAGAACAGAGATTTGGTTGGTTGTTTAGCAGCTGACGGAGCACCTGTTTTCACACCATCTAAACCTTTGGCTCTGTTGATGGTTTTACCAGCAAACTTGCTCTCCCAATCATTCTTGAATTTAGCTTCAGTTACCTGAGCTTCAATTTCAGGAACGGTGAGACCATCGTCTGCACGGAAGAATTTGTTGATTTCATTAATGTCACGAGTCTCACCAGATGGCACATAAATTTTCTTACCATTGGAATCAACTTCACCTGAATCGACATTCTTGTCTACAGTGATACGTTGCAGACCAGTGAGAATCTGTTGACCAGTCAGCTCAACAAATACTTCAACTTCTGTCGGGACTTCACCTTTGGCATCGAAGTCATACAGCTTGATGACTTTCTTCTCCAATTCACATTCACCAATTTCTTTACCTACTGTCAGCAGAGCTAAGCTATTGGCTGTGATAAAACCTGGCAAATAATGTTCTTTATTAGTACGAGTATCGATGTAAGTATTCTTGTTACCTTTGGCATCACCAGAAGTCATCCAGAGTTGCTGGCGTACTTCTTTGCCATTGATATCGAGAATGACGTTCAGTGCTAAGGCACCACCACCTGATTTAGACAGGTAGCCTACTTTGACTGTACTTGGATAAATGGCAGAGTCTAATGCACCGCCTCCACCAAGCACGTCCTTCTCACCTTCAACGCCAGCTTTGGTAGTCAGATTATTTAACAGAGACATATTTTATCCTTAATCTTCTTCGTAGAATTCTTTGATTCGATTTAATACTTTCATTGCATCGTTATCGATGAATGTTTCAGACGTCTTCCACATAAAACGTGGAGAACGAATACGTTCATGGACCGTATCTTTAGTGATACAGGTCTGGAACACATGCTTGAAGCCAAGCATTTCTTCCTCTGGAGTCACCACCAATAAATCATTTTCATAATTCTTGAGGTGCTTCAGTTGCATCTTTTTGGCATAGACAATACAAGTAAAGTACGCCTCAATACCTTGGTTCTTGAGAGCACCCTTAACAGGGATTTTGGTCTCAATGACCATCTCATTCTCATTGAGCTGAGATAAGGTATGAGCAGTAAAGATTACTCGTTTAGTAGACTTAGCTACCTTGTCCTGCATCAGATTCTTGAAGAACTGGTTATAGTCCGCCCATCCTTTCATGGTATTGGTTGAGTTCACTACATAGAGTGACTCAAACATATCCATCAGGAATGTAATGGAATCCACAACAATGGTATGAATATGTGGCATATTCTCTGCTGCATCGAATGCCTCATACACTTGAAGTGGGTCTGTGATTACATACCTGTCAAACTTGTTTGGAAATGGCAGACGCTTACCTGATTCACAGTTCAGGTACATTACACCCGGATGGTCTGGCAACGTCATTAACGATGCAGATTTACCAGACGAAGATGCACCCGCAATGAGTAGCAGGTCTTTGATTGGTTCTGACATTATTTCTCCTGATGGATTGGAGTAAAGACTATAAAGCCTCTTAACAGAGGCTATTTCTCAGAGATTTTCTTACTTACGCTGCGCATGATAGTACTATGAATTTCAATCTCTGGGAGTCCGTTATCCAGCTTGGCATTGAAGCCAAGTACCTTATCCAGAATAGACTGATAGTTCATGCCTGTATCAGCTAACATCATAGCAAATTTCAGCAGTTGATTGTTGCGATTTCCTGCCCCCATACGTTGGGCAAACCAACGTTCAAGGTTGTCGAGATTGCTCAAATCAACCATAGTCTTCTTCAACTCATCGTTCTTACTTGTCTTTGGAATGAACGCCAGTGCATCAAGAATTTCACCCTCATTGAAGAAAGTCTTGCCCGGATGGGTAGACCACTTTCTGCAACGTTGACTGGTTTGTTCATCTACAGAGAACGGTAACCATTCGAAGATGTTGTTCATGAATTCTCTGAATTCATTTTCATCGAGTTTCAGATGATAGTTGATTGGCATAATGAGTCTGAACCGGTCACCATATCCTTCGGTCTGGTGCCGCTTGGTTGTATGGATGAAGTACATATAGTCTTTCATCAATACCTTAACCTCTTCCAATGAAGTTCCTTCATCAACATCGATAACTACAACGTTGAATCCCGGAATCATATTGGCTCCATCCCTGTGACCATTACCAACATTACCTTTGAGTATTGCATGGTTAACCCAATGCATATCTTCCATCTGACATAGCTGCATCAGATTCTCAAAGGAGATTTGTTCAGACAGGTAGTCATATGCTACATGACCGCTGTAACTTACTGTTAGCTTATCAAGTGATGTTGGCTTAAGAGCCTCACCCTTGAAGAACTCAATACCATCAATGAATGTCTTCTTGATGATAATGTGATGCTTATAGCCGTAAGCAATGGCTAAGTTCATTAGCTCTTGCTTCTGAGAGTTACTGCCTTTGTAGAATGGTAAGTCCTCTACCAAATCTACATGAGTTACTTCCTTGCCTACTTCTGCAATGTAGTTGGCTAACTTCACATAGTTCTTCTCACGACTAAGAATTCTGTTAAAAGCTTCACCAGACTCTTCGACTAACTTAATCGCAGACATAAGCTGTGATTCTGTTACTTCTGGGGTCTCGTCAACAAATGCATACACCCCAGATAACTTGAGTGCTTTAAAGTATCTGTGACGTAGTTCTGCTTTACGAATCTCTTCGTGGTCAGGGAGCTTATCAGCTAACTGTTCACAGTGAAGTTTGTAGGCAATGAGCTTAATGCTCACATCTCTGTTAACCATGATATGTTGGTTAAACTTAACTGCATCTGCCAACATACCAAAGTGTTGAGATAGTCTCACTACAGTGGCATTAGAGGTAGAGTCAGTAAGCATGTCGAAGATTTGTTCTGGAGTCATCTCTGCTTCGAAATCCTCTTTACGAGAATATCCAAACAGACAACGTCTTGCATAACCTGCTTCCAGCAGAGCATAGAACTCATCTTCTTCTTTACCACCATTCAGCAAACTACTTGGTGTACCAAACATGAGCATGTTAGATGGAGTTTTACCATCCAACTCTTCTGCTCGCTGTGAGTCTGCTGTGTTTTTGATTAACTTCTGTTTAATCTGCCCTTGGTCATATAACTCAAGGAATGCAGTTAACAGGTCGGTGTTAGCAATCAGGTTCTTACCTAATTCATCACACTCGAAAGATGCTGCACCAGCATTAGCTAACAACAGTTTATGACGTAACTGCTTGAGAGCAGGTACAGTACCACTATCAAATGAATAGGCTAATGCACCAGTTGAGGCGAATTCCTTCTCAACTTTAACCAATTCATCTGCTGGGTCTGTACCATTTTTAGAAGCTCTTTGAGCAGCTATATCAACAAGGTTCTGTTGAGCTACAAATGGGAATGTATCATTGAGAAATGCCCGTTTAAACTGGCTTAAGAACTGTCCTTCAATGATGTTGGTTGAGTGTCCTTTACCTGAGCCAGATGGGGCTAAGTTCAGGACATAGACGTTTACAGGAAGTTTACCTCTATCCAGTGTATCCAACGTGCAACGCATGTTAGATGCCATCTTAGCTAAGAAGTAACTTACCTGTACCCTAAAGAACAGACGGTTATTGTTAAGTGTCTTTTTACAGAGCACATCAACAATCTGTTCAGTAATGGGATGATAAGTCGCAGATGATAAATCAAACATTGGATTCCTCAATCTGAAATATTAAGTTCACCTGATGCCAGATACTTATCTTTCTGAGTACAACTTGCGTAGACACTACAGAATCTACACGCTTTCACTTCACCCGGTACTGTAACTACAATCCCTACTCCACCATCCTTCGCTAAAGCTAGGTTGGCATCATGGAGATTGTCATGGTTACTGGTACTACGCCCCATCTTCTGGGGATTTTTGTAGTACTTATACTTAGGTTCTGTACGCCATAACTCTTCATCTGTACATTCAGGAAGCTCTGGTTCAGGAGTGTCTTTGTATCGTTCTAACGCAGACAACTTGGAGGCGATATACTGCTCCGTTTCCTGTACAGATTTCAACTGCAATGGATATTCTAAAATCTTCTGTTGAGGATAATCCTTATTACTTCTGGCTTGGTTTGCAGACCAATCAACGAAGAGATAATCAATGTACATGTGGTCATGCTTGATTTTCTCTGGGTTGAGCCAGCGGTAAATACTACCCTGCATTCTAAACTTCTCGTCATTGGACTTATTCGTATAAGTGAATACGCTGGTGGACTTAACGTCCCTCAGTCGATATTCCATCACCATGTCGAACTTCCCGCCAATGGTCCAACCTTTGAATTCCTTTTCAACACGAGTTTCTAACCAGATTGGAATGATATCGTCATTCAGTTCTTCTTCACTTGGATTGATACGAATCGCATCAATGACTCTCTTGGGATAACCAAGAGCTTTCAGCGATTCTCGATAATTACCTTTCCAGGCTCTCTCAATCGCATCGTGGAAGGCTGAACCCATCCGGTTAGGGATTTGTGAGGATATGTCTACAGCAACGTCTGTAGTGCCTGTGAGACGCTTCATTAACGTTAGCTGACGAACACTCTTCAATAAGCTAGTTGCAGAGATGTAGTTTGGCTTCTCAACATAATCGTAATCATCTTGAGCCAACCAAACTGCCATCGATAAAGCGATGTTAGTATTGTTGGTCAGTTTCATGATTACGCCTTCTTATCAGAAGGGATGCCAATAGAGGCATTCAGATTGGCGAAGTCGATTGCAGGTAATCCAGCGCGGACTACTTCGATATCAGTTGGAATCAGCTCTGCTGCTTCAGGCCATACTTCAACTAGACGTTTGGTAGTAGATACAGAGTAAACTACTGCTTTAACGTTTTCTTTGATGCTTCTAGCAGAAGAATCTAATTCTTCTACGACTTTCTCTGCATCAAGGAACTTCTGAACCAGTGGGTTATCAGCAGTTAAGGTTGGTTTATTGCCAGCGTCTAGACGGATAAACTTAAGCCCTTTAAACTCTTCTAAGGATAAAACAGTTTGAGATGGATACTGTACGTTCATCCCTGCAATATTAATCTTGTCAGCATTCCATGTGCTGTAGTCTCTTGGGTCTCTAACCAAGATACCTTCATCCTTTAAGGATTGAACCTTTTCTTGAATAGTATTGAATCTGTCGCAGAGACGACGATAAGCCTTCAGACCACCAAATGCAGCGATTAAACATTCCATTTTAATCTTTTCTACATTTTGTCTGGCTTCTTTTAAACGCTTAGGAAATCCAGATTTTTCCATTGCAGCAGCAACGATTTTGTCACGAGCATCATTAGTTAAACGAGTAGACATATACATCACCTATTTAGTGAGAGCAGCCCAAGAGATTGGGAATAGAGGTTTAATGACTTCACGAACCATCTCTGCTAATTGTTGGATTTCAACTTGCGCATGAGAGTCACTACGCTTGTTGTAGAAGTTTGCGAAGGCAAGTAAGTTACCAGTCCAAGTCCAGTTAACCTCTACACCCTGTGGAAGGATGAAGCGAGCTTGCTCAGGAGCAACATCATCTTCAATCATCTTCTCGTAGAGATGGATAGCTGCATTAACATGGGAAGCATACACTTCTTTCCATGTATCATTTTCTGGATGGATACCTGCGCTACCCTGCTTAATACTTCCTTCTGGCTTGTTTCGAAACTCAGGTATGAAGATTTCAGGGGTGGTACTGATATACCGACGAGACTCTTCATTTTCTACCAGTCCCTGTTTATGCTTAAAGCATTGGGTTCTGATAGGAATTGGTGCCTGCATTTGTAAAGTAATTGCTGTATGAGCAAATGGAGTCCAGTGGGTAGCTTGATGACGAATGGAGTGATATAACTCTTCTTCAGCATTTTCAGGATATGCTGCGGTCATTCCTTGGCGAATTAACTGAAGTATCCCTGCTTTATCCTTGCTACTAATCCCTTCTGCAAGGTAACGAATCAAAGAAGCATTCTGAGCTTCTGTTCGTACACTTGCATCAGTTTGAGCAAATGATTGACGAGCTACATCTACAATGCGCTTGTCTGACCCCATATGGTCAACATAGATAACTTTCATGTTAGCGCCTTCTGAAATGTTCTTTAAACTTCTGAGTCATTTGTTCCTCATCTAACTCAAGAGATAGTTGTTCTGGGACAGGCATTGCAGCTTCACCAGCTAAAGCAAAGTAAGCAGCCCCATCGACATAATCGTCTAGCTTAAAGCTCCCACCAGATGCTCTAGCTGCTTTCAAGAAAACCATGAACATCCAACCCTGCTCCTCTGTAAGGTTCAGGTTATACATGGCATTGAATGAAGCTACAGTTCGAGCCATAGAACGCTCTGACTCTTGGTCACGCTCACTTGCTCTATCACCAATACAACGAGATGCTTCCTGCAAAATGGCAGGAGCACTATCAATAGGGAACTGTAAAATTGTCATTTTTTATATTTCTCCGGGTGCAGATACTTATCCAATCCAACTTCACATGTATTCAGAATATCCTCTACAGAAGCTCCGTTCTTAAGAGAGATATCATTAGCCCATGATGGATAGAAAACACTGAGTTCTCCGCCAAGTTTCACTTCATCGTGATAAATGTCGGGATGGTCTTGCCACTGAACACACTCAACCAAGTTGTCATTTACCCATTTCACAATTTCGATATCATCTGGAACCAGATAATACTGAGCATCATGAATCTGAGCGCATGGCTTGATTACATCTGCATATGGAGAATTCCAGACTCGTTCCATGAACTCGTTAGCTGCTCGGTTATTCAGTAAGCACCATGATTGACCTAAAGCATTACCGGCAGTTCTACCTTCAGCTTTAGCTTCATATGGAGTCTTACTGGTTCCCCAGACAACTTTCTTAATTAATGGAGTACGAATCCTTAATCCGAATGCACCAGTGATATAACCATCTCTGCTGGCTTGAGCTAACTTATCGTTAACCCATTCATCAGAGACCCAATAAAGTTCATGGTATCTTTGTTCAACTGTCTTGGCCTTCTCTTCAGAGAAGCCACAGTTAGCCATTAGTGTGTGATAAGTACCTTGATAGGTAAGTGCAAAAGTAGGTGCTTTAGAATCTTGTCTAAAGTCTGGATACACGTCAGCAATGCTATTGATACTTAAAACTGTATCAACAATATCTGGCATGTGTTCGCCGAAATAAGCGAATGCTCTGAGAGAATGACCATCATACCCATCAGTATAAACTTTAAGTTTATTAGGGTCTTTGGTTGTCAGAGCTGAAATGCGGTCTTCTAAACTAGCGAAATCCAGTCCAATAAGTAACTTACCTTTTGCTGCCTTAAAGCATCGCTTGATTGGCTTAGCATAGGGACTCTTAGAGGATGGAATCTGCTGCATGTTTGGTTTTGATGAACTCAAACGACCGGATACAGTACCGCCTAAGTTATAACTACCGAAGAGATAGTGCATCCCATCTTCGGCTAAAGGTGCTTCTTCAAATGCTGGAATAAATGCAGATAGGATTTTCTCTACCTTTGAATACTTAATAAGGCATTCGAGAATCTTTTTATGTCTTTCATTTGTTGTATGGTTAATTAATTTATCCAATGTATCAGCACCTGTAGCGGGCTGTTTGGAATCAGTTAAATCGATTACAGGTAAACCCATAATGCTATACAACAGTTCCTGCATCTGAAGGTTTGAATTTGGATTAAATTCTATCGCTAATGTTTCATCATCAGACAGAGTGATTCTCTTTGTCTTCAGACTGGCATTACGTGTTTCTACATGGTTAACCCTTAACCTATGAACCAGAACATCAACGACACTGAAAGCATTGATTGCTCTCAGATAGCCATCTCGTTCTTTTTCCATGTCTGCTTTAACCTTTTTAACCTCTGCCATATCAATAGGCATACCGGTTAACTGCATCTGAATAATATTTTTCAGAGAAGGTAGCATCAGTTCATTGTAGATATTCCATTGGTCATCCAGGACCATTGTGTCTGCATGTTTATCAGCCACATACCAAGTGCTTAAGCAGTCAACAAGGTTGTACTCCAGAAGCTCTTTGACAGGAATTTTAGTAATGTCATCAATATCTTCTTGTGCATAGTTTCCAGCAAACTCATGAGATTGGGCTTTTAGCCCTAACTCATTCCCTGCACAAGAATTGGTAGCCAGATACGTAACAATCTTAGTATCGTGAAAATCACGACACATAGTATGTAAGCCCTTAAGCAGTCCTTTCTGGTCTAGCAGTCCTTTCATCCAAAGCTGATGGATAAGTACTGTTAAGTCATAACCAGCGTTATGCCAAATCAGTTTGCCTTTATAAGTTTCAAAGAACTTCTTAAGAGCCAACCTTATCCTATTAGCTTTTTCTGGTTCATTCGTGTAATCAACAGCGAATGCTCCACCGTTATGTTGGTCCCATGCAAAACCAATGGTACCGACACCTGCTGTATAGAACTTGAGGCTAAATGCCTCTATATCTGAAGCCAGTATTGGATACTGATGGAGAGAATCTAACCAAGATTCAATATCTTCAACAGTCTCAGGATAGTAAGCAGAATGGATAATACCTTGTCCAAGTTCCTGATAAGACTTTTGTACCTTACCCACCAGTGCCTGTAAGCCTAAATCAATCTTGCCTTGGATATTGGGGTCATAAAACAGACCACCATAGTTAGGGCAAAGAATGATGTTCAGGTGCTCAAAACCTTTAAGCGCACATGGCAAAGAATAGCCATAATAAGGCTCTGCTTTTGTTTGCTTGGTTAGAGTCTTGAAATAGGCTGTATCACAGCACAGGACATACTCTGTGCGTAGATTACATAGCTCTGGGAGAAGTTGGGCTAGATAGTCTTTCTGCAACTTTACAGGTGCTTTCTTCCCATTATATTCAAGGTCGAATGCAATAAATTGACTTGGCTTTAAACCAGTAGGGTCAATGTAATGTTCCTGTAACTCTTTCTTCCTAAGTTGTTGAGGCTTAATGAGAATAGCAATTGGATATCTTGAAGCTTGTTCAAAGATTATGTGTCTCATTATCTAAGTTAACCTCTGGTAAATCTGGTGGAGAATCGAGTAGGTCCATAAGTCTATACTCTCTGCCTTCACTTTTCAGCTCAGCCATGAAGTCAAACAGCTCATCTGTGATAGCTGGTACTTCAAGAAAGTAGGTTCTGGACATACCCACATCTGTATACCTTGACTCATGTAGCTGTGTAGGGAGTCCATTCCTCAAGAGGGTGTACTCAACAGCTATGAGTTTTGATATGACAAATGCGTATCTCATCAAATCACCAATCGAGACATTACATAGAATGAAATGAGTTTGTAGATTTCTGGGTCAGGGTGAATCCCCGGTATGGGAGATTTATTTCTTACATCAATGAATGCTTCATCAAGAGCTTTATGCATGAATTGTGGGACATAACAATACAACTGTCCTACCTCATCCATACGAGCAATAATCCTTCTGAAGTATCCCTCAATCCTGTTCCAGTCTTCCTTCACCTTAATCTTGAGTAACCAAACTTCTTTGGCTCTCTCAAGTAACTCTGGTTTACAACCAAAAGCTAAGTTATCTGAACCCTCTTTAAAAATCATGTTATCAACCATGAATCCTTGAGGGGTATCATTAGCCATACATAGCTTATGCTCCTCTTCTAGTACAAATGAACAGAAGGGGTCGGTGATTTTATTACAAATCCAATCCAGTAATTCTATTTTGAATTTGGTTTTAGTGTAGGCACTTTTATCTATCATAATCACCTCATGAATCGAGGAGGATTACCATAAAAGACTACTCTCGTAGTAGCCCTACTAACTGCAACATACAGTAAACGTGCTAATTGGCTTATGTCCTTACAGACACATAAATCACCAATGTCTATGTAGACAGTATGGTAGGTAGAACCCTGAGATTTATGGACAGTTGAAGCATATGAAAATCGCAAGTCTGCGAATCCATTCTTCAATCTGAAGTACTCAACCCAATCTTTTCTGTCAGCAGCTAACTTAATGAACTTCTGAAGTTCACTGTAATCTACTGGCTGACGTACATAAGTACCAAGACCAATATCAACGAAATAGTAAGGTACTACATCGTCATAATTTATTTCACTTACGTAATAAACAGCATAGTTCTTTTCAATAACAGTGCGTTTAGAACCACACTCGATACTGTTGTTAGAGACAACATTGTCACCAACTTGAACTATAGGTGGTAAGTTCTTCTTGGTTCTTATGTATTGGTTGTAGCCTTGAACGGTATTATTGGTAAATACGAGGATTTTATGACCGGGAGATTCCTGTTGGATGAAATGAGTTTGCATTGCGCCTCTCATTGCATCGTCCCCTAAGAAGTCTATGACTCCGGGAACTGGAATTATTGGTCTGAAGACACCCGTTTCTACTGTCTCACGTAACTGAGCATTGAGTAGAGTTAACTCTGGACTATTATTAGTCCTCATTTGGGTATTAAGATATGAAGTGAGATAGCCTGAATTGAATACAGGGCTTATCTGCTCTGACACTGGCGCTAACTGACAATGGTCACCGATAAAAACTATCTTACAGTTTTTACGAGTGCCTTCTTCAATTAGGTTCAGTAATGGAGTATCTGCCATTGATGCTTCGTCCAGCAGGACTAGAGTATCTGACAGTGGTTGAAAATTCTTACCTTTAGTGGTGATGGTTTCACCAGTCCTATAGTCATCTCTGACCATTAAACCTAAAGCAGAATGTATGGTTTTTACTGTGGTTTTAAATCTTTCCTGAAGTACTTCAGCAGCTTTATTAGTTGTAGCTGATACAACAACATTGTTGAGAGGCTCAGCACCTAATATGGTTGCAATACGATGACTGCTTGGAAGCATCTCAATCATATGATTGAGCATATATGTCTTGCCTACTCCGGGTGGACCAGAGATAACCATATGCTTTGCTGGAGTACACAGAAAAGACATAAACTGCTTTGCAGCAGAGTCCTGACAACTAGTCAGATTTGCCATCTTCGTGCCTCATGAAAGCTAACTTAAGTAATTCATACTTGGTTCTAGCAATGAACTTAACCTGGATATCTTTATCCATTGGTTCAATTCGTTCAGGCCCCCTATATTCACTGACATACAGTTCAGCCCTACTCAATAACTCAAGCAGGGCTTTACCGTCTTCAATGGGGAGAATGATTTTAAAATCATAACTGAACTGAACACACATCATGTTTCCACGATATGATTTGTTTGGAGATTCTTCTGACATATTCCCCCTAGTATTTTAAGTAGAGGTCCAGTATCCAAAGAATGCCCAAGATGAAAGTCATGATGATGTTATTCATGCTTCGTAGAGGCACGTAGAAGTGATTCTACGACGATTTGTTCAGGAGACTTATCGTATCCCTTGCCCGGCTGAGTAAACGCTTTAGAATCGTTCTCAACGAGTCTATCAACGATACTCGCGCAGTTCATTGATTCAATGTTCATGTGCTTAGAAATAGCTGCCATTAACATTGAAATGAAGTATCTGCGGTCTGTTTCGTACAGTTTCTGTTCCTCAGCTGATTCAAAGTCTACCTGAAAGTGTTCAGGTATAGGTTTACCAGCAGGACTAAAATTAATAACACCAAATTTCACTATTTTCATTTGAGCACCTATGCAGATGTGAAGTAACCAAAGCAACTGCCGGAGGCAGTTACTTGATTTGCACCATTGTTAACCGTCCCTTCTCGAACACTGCACCAGTGTCGATATAGTTTTGGTTATGGTATTGCACAGGGTCTTTGGCAGGTGTGTGTCCGAAATAGAATTCGTCAGCACCTTTAATGACAGTACCTCTTGAGTTTTGGTTTTTAACCATACGTTCACGATTCCAAAGCAAAGCTTCTACGTCAACGTCTTTACCAAACTCGTACTGATTTGAAGGGTAGTCTGCATGGCAGATAACAATAGTTTTGTCATCTACTGAGACTTCAATGATACCCGGCAGGTCTGCTGCCTGAGTAAAGAGTTCGAGCACCTCTGGTTTCTGTTCTTCTGGAACTTCCAAAATCCATGTGCCTCCATTATGAAACCAGTTCATATAGGCTACATCTCCATCATGGGTATTTGGTTCAGAAGCTAATGCATTGAGTGCCATAACTTCATGGTTACCCAATACAGTTTTAAACCAAGGTTCCTTGATTAGGCGTAAACAGCCTAAACTATCAAAACCTCGGTCAATTAAATCACCAACAGAAATGAGTAAATCAGTTTGAGTATCAAACTGGTTAGCCCATAACTGCTGTTGTAATTCTGTGAGGCAGCCATGCAAATCTCCGACAACGAAGATTCGTTTATATTGGCTACCATCAATCTTCATATAGAGATTTTTCATACGACCTCCAGTAGTAGCTAGAATACGCCCCCATAGGAGGCGTATCCGAGCGCTACTGCATCGATAGATTAATCTACGATGCGTTCGTGCATTTCTGCTACCTGACCGGTAACTTTGCTGACCGCCGCTTCAATTGCCGGAGCAACTGCGTTAGCGATAACTTCGTTAAAGGTCGGCTCTTTCACTTTCGGCTTGCTCTGCTCTTCGAGCAGCTTACGCTGGGCCTGAATGGTCAGAGCGGAATCCAGCAGTGCTTTACCGCTGATTTGCTCGATAACAGTACCCGGCTCCTGATACTGGAGCTGGTGCAGCTTGGCACGTTTAACCACTTCAGCGATAACCGCCGGAATGGTACCTGCCAGCGCTTCGCCAACCAGAGTCAGGTCTTCAGATGCGTCGATGGTGTCACGACCGTACAGGCGAACCAGTTTTTCAACTGCTTTCGCATCCGGCGGAGTCACATCGATGATGGCATCCAGACGGCCCGGACGCAGCATCGCTGGGTTGATGTTTTCGAGGTGGTTGGTAGTCAGAACGGTGATGATGCGAGAAGATTTAGTGTCGATACCATCCAGAATGTTCAGGATATCGTCCATCTTCACGCTACGTTCACCGGATACAGCACGGTCGATATCTTCACAGAAGATAACGCACGCTTTGTCGCTGTACTGCTTAGCGAACTGAATCGCATCAGACAGCTCATCAGAGCGCGGCACGTAAACGTAGGTAACGCCAGTTTTAACCGCGATAGACGCAGCAACTGTCGCAGCCATAGTTTTACCAGTACCGTATGGCCCACCCAGCAGTACGCCGCGTTTAACCGGCATGTGGTTGGCGATGCAGTCTTCAACGCGCTCAATCGGCGTGAACAGGTTGGTTTCAATCAGCTGGTTAACATCATCGGAATAAACCAGAGAATCGCGCGAGATACCTTGCAGATTCATGAATTCCGGTTCCGGCATTTCCAGCAGGTCGCCATCGTTATCGCGGAAGCGAATCTTAATCGCCTGACCCATATAGATGGATTCAGTGCGCAGTTTGTCTTCCACGGTATCGAACAGCAGCTCGATGGTACGCTCATCGGCGCGCAGTACTTTGGCTACCAGCTCAAAGCTGATACGGCCATCTTTCTTGGCGACAGAGGTCTGAACAAAGCCTTCAACCTGCGGCAGAGAGAAGCGGCCCCACGGCACTTTTTTGGTACGGCCATAGCCGACTTGTACGTCCAGCATCTGCGGAGGATTAGAGCCAAAGAAGCCCGGAGTCGCTTCAGCAGCAGCCCAGCCGTAACGTTCGGTCAGCGCGTTCATCAGCGCATGGGCACCATCCCACGGGAATACGTTGTAGGTACGGCGCACAACAACTTCTTCTTCGTCGTACTTCTGACGACGCTTCAGCAGGTCGATAGCATCACCCAGCTTCATCTGCTCGGGCAGAATGATTTTTTCGCCGTGACGCACGACTTCTGCTACGTGAACTTCTTTTTCGTCTTGTTGAAGAGTTTTAGCCATTTCGATTTACCTTTTCAGATTGGGATAAAATTACATTGTTTGAATGAAGAGAGTTAATTTCTCTTTCTTTTTCCGAGGCAAGCGCCGGAGGCGCTTTACCCTTTACCGAACACAGGAATCACTCTGTAACCTTGATTGCGAGCAATCCGGGCTACATGTGTTTTCTTGGTTCGAATAATAAGAGTGCTGGGAATGCGAAATACATCCCAAGCAATAGGAGATTTGGACACGTTACTCACCAAACTTAAGTTTGTTTTGGAAAGTACTGGATTTGACTTCATCTCGGGAAAGCTTGCCGTCCTGAATGAAATACTGAGTAATTAACGTATTAACCATACGAATACCCAACGTATTCATCTCATAGTTATCTTTGATAAATGCTGAGATATCAGAGACAGCTTTATCTCTCTTAACTTCTGGAAATAAATCCAGATACATTGAGAGAGTAGATGAGCCTTTAAGTATATTAATTAAAGACTCCAGACTGACTTTGACAGTGTTGTATACCAAACCAACACGACCTAAGAACTCAGTCTTCACACCAAAGCTACGGAGCTTATCCAGAGTAATATCTGGTTCTCCGTTGAATGCTCCGGCGAAGACAAACAGGACGTTACTTACAGGCACGTCCACATACTTGCCATAGTCGCCAAACACTGAGGTACACTCAGCTTCTAGAACCTTCAGGAATTCATTCTGAACTCCATTAGTAGATTCATGGGCCAACTCACTATTGTTATTGCCTGCGATAAATAACTTGTCGAATTCATCTACAAAGCAAATAACAGGATTACCGTTGGCTTGGCGTAAAGGAGCTAAAGCTTTGCTTAAGCTATTACCCGATAAGCCTTCTTTGGTTAGCTGAGCAGCATTAATTTCGATGTAGTCCATCTTATGCTGGTCAGCCAGAGACTTAATTAAAAAGGTTTTTCCAGTACCACTTTCGCCAGTCAGAATGAAGTGAGGTCTCAACTGACATTCACTGGCTTTAAAGATAGAAAAGATACGGGAAATATCTTTCCTGAGTTGTTCTTGCTCTTTCATTAGCAGATTTTCCTAAGACTTTTGTCATTAACTTGGATATACCAAGGCAGGTTTCTGCACAGATGTTTTTTAAGATTCCAGAGAGTATCATTCATGTTGTTATATTCATCGGGATGAACATAACGAACCAGACGTACATCACAGTCCAGAATCTCAATACCCAAAGTGAAATCCACAATGGTTCCATCAGCCATGAGACTCACGTAGTGAGCTATACACATATCTGAGTAGATAATAACTACTTCAACAACGCCTACAGCTAATCCAGTCTTTACAGCCTGAGCAGCATTGATATGGCATTTGTAGTTATACTGAGGAACAGATTTATCAGGGATTCCTACTACAAGCTTATGCTTGTAATCTTTGAGAGCTTGCTCTCTTGCCAGTAACATCGCCTTCTTTAGAAACATGGTTTACTCCAAGTATTTTCTGAATACGCCTGCGAAGCAGGAGTCTCCCTCTTGAAGTCCATGCTCCTGACATAAGCCATGATGGTCTAATCGACAGTCATGACCGACATAATCTAAAGCATCTTGGATAGCCTGCTTTAAATCCTCTGGCAATTCGAATTCTGGTTCAGGTGGTGGTTGTTTCCATCCACATAACTGACAGTCCATACCGTCAACATAAGAACCGCATTCGGTATTTTGGCAATACAGGTAAAGACCCATATGACCTCCAAAAAAATGCCCTCACAAGGAGGGCAAAAACATCTGAAAGGTAAACTTAAAAAGATTACCCGCCACGTATATTAACTGTTTACGTGAATCAGTTGTCCGAACTTAACTTCTGCTCTTGGGTTATCAAGGCAAACCCAAATAACATTAGGTACAGGTGCTTTCTCCATTTGACGACAGTCTAAATCAGAGAAGACAACTATCAGTTCGGGTTTCTCTTTAGCTGCGTGGTCATACACGCAACCTAATGAGGTACCTCCTCTACCAGTGAATTCACATTGACTGATATCATCTCCTTCCTCTAACTCATACACATTATGAATCTTCGTATCGAAGGTGCAGACAGTAATCCTTTTTGGATTAAGCTGTTTTTTAATGGCATGAATTTCACTGATGTATACAGTGAACTGTGCATCAGTAACTGAACCAGAGATATCAGTATAAAAAATGATATGCTCTAGTCCTTCAGAGTTTAATGAAGGAAGATAGATATCTGGAAGAAAACGTCTATTGACCTTCTTCCACGAATAATCATTTCGAGTCATCTCATTAACAAAGTTTCTGAGAATGTCATTCCACGGCAGTTTTGGATTTAGTAAATCCTCTAGATAGGCTCGTATGTCTCCGGGAATATCGCCGTATTGACCACGTTGAGACGCAGCAATACTGCTTCGGATAAGCATAGAGTCAATCTGAGTATTGACCTGTTCATCCGATAGACCTTGGTTTTTTTTAATATCTAAACCAAATCCACCAGAAGGTATTGGAGGGGGATTACTGAACAGCAAATCGTAGATTTGTGGAGCACTCATACCATCGTACTTGTGGTCCATCAATCCAGACTCCATCGCATAGCCAGCGTCATCCAACATATTATTTATGTAGTAGTCGCAGGCATAGTTCCAGATGGTTGGATTTCTTCCCGATAGTCTCGACATGTGTTTTAACACAACATGCCAGGTTTCATGGGCGAGAAGTGTCACCCTCATCGGCCTGGATAAATCCATAAAGAACTTTGGATTTATTTCTATACTCAACCCATCAGTACAAGCTGTGGGTACATCATCATTCCAGTTCAACTGAAGTGAGCAGAACATAGAACAGATGAAAGTATTCTTTCTTATCGAGAACAAATCTACTTTTGCTAAATCTAACGCTTTATCTTTATCCATGCAGGGTCTCCTTAGAGCATACCTGCACCAGACTCGTTAGCGTATTTCATCACCCAATCCTGAACTTCAGGAACTTGAACAATGGCAGGCCGTGCTTTAACAGCACTACTTAAAGTTACGATTTGGAATTCAACCGGCAGTTTATTGATAAACTTCATCAACTGAGCACCGTTATTGGGGTCAATCTTAGAAGCAACATAACCAGCATATGCGTATTTAATGTCTGGTCTGTTCTCAATTTCAATGCCTTCTGGGTCTTTGAGAATTTCTTCGATAGTCTTAATCTTTCCATAGATTGAAGTATATTCGATGAACTCTCTCGCAGCCCCCGGACCAATTATCCCAGAGATAATGCCAAAGTCATTATCAATGGTGAGTTCTAAGCCATGAGAAACACGGCTGGTAAAATCCCAAGTACGAGGACATGGGAATGGGTTTTTAAGGTCCTGTGGGTTGAATTTATGGAACAGGTCTTCCTTAAACATTAAGAAAGATAGGATGCGATGGTCGATGGCATTATCCAATGCCCAGATTTTCCAATCATCGAAGTTCGCTTCCAGTTCCAAATTGACGATACGTGACAGAGTTGCACTACTCATTGTAGTGGTGATAGCTCCATCAGTATCTTTGTTACCTGCCGCTGCAATATATACGTCAGGATGAAGTTTGGTTTGACCAACCATCCCATCCAATAACTTATACGCAGCAGCTTGAACAGCTTTTGGCGCTGTATTCATCTCATCGAGGAACAGCAGCCAGCCGTTATAACCTTCAGGTATTTTATCCCCTAAGATGGGGATATCTTTTGGTGGGTGATAAACCGAACGCCCGTTTTCAATATTAGGAAATCCGAGCAAGTCAGTTGGGTCACACTGACCTAAGCGTAGGTCAATAACCAGCAACTTAAACTCTTTGGCTATCTGACGAATAATCGCAGATTTACCAATGCCCGGACTACCTTTGATAAACGGGACCAATTTAGCGCCGAAAGCACGCTCTATGGCACGCTTAATAGCTATTGGTCTCATACATCACCTACCCGATTAAACTTTGAGAAGGCGGCGAGAATCCATCAGGAATGGAATTACGTCACCATCTTCATCGACGATGTGGACAATGCAATCAAAAATCATTGCTGAGTTTGGGGTATTGCTGGCACCACCTTCGAGGTCCCAACCTCTTTTAGGGTTGGCAAGAATTTCGGTGACAATACCCGGACGGTCAACTGTCGGAAAACGGAAGAACCCTTCATTAGCAGGGTTGATGATGACGATATCACCTACTGACACCGGCTGGTGAGATACCACCATTGCATTGAATGCATTACGCAGTGCATCAATCTTTTCTAAACTGATTTCTGGCTTAGACATTTTTGTTTACCTCTTTCAGATGAAAAATAAGGAGCCAAATGACTCCTATACAACGCACGGAGTGCGTTAGGCTTCCGGGTTTAAGAAATAGATGCCCGGTAAACCAACATCGATGGTGTATTGAGATTCTTGCCGGACAATCTGGGGAGTAGTGCCAAATTGCATGTAGAAATGCGCCAAAATCACTGAAGCTTTTGAGGTTTCCATCATGACAATATGTTCCGGCAGACCATCTTCCAGCATGTACTTTTGAATTTGTTCGATTACAGCAGCACGTTCAGCAGCTTCAGGAGACATGGTTTTTTTAGCCATTTCAGCTATAAAGTTCATGCCACCTTCCATACCCAGCTTAGAACCGTATACAGCAGTCAGAGTACGAGCACAGTTAATAAATGGCTCTTCTTTTTCACTGTGCAGCCATGACAGTACAGTCATGATGGTTTCTTTGCTTGGCAGTACTACTTCAGTCTTTTCCATCTGTTTTACCTTCAGATTGATTGAGAATTTGAGTTAACAGCTTACTGATACCTTCTCCGAGTTCATCTACTCGCTCAGCTATCTGCTGTAATGAAGTGAGTTCGCTTTCACGAATCTCTTTGTTGATTAAGAATTTGGCTAAGCTATTAAAGTTCTGGAAGTAACCACAGTTAGTTAACTGGTCCTGACCTGCTTTAACGCCACTCTTAATCTTTTTACGTTCAACCAAAACAAACGTGTAGTTGTTGGACGAAACAATATATTTATCACCCAACTCTACGTTAAGTTTTGAACCTGATTCTTTAGCCATCTGGTTCTCCTAAAAACAAAGCCACCCGGAGGTGGCTCTAACCAAGGATAGCGCCGTAGGCGCTTAGACAGGATAAGTTTTATCGAGACACTTGTTTAAGTTATGGCGATTGATGTACTCACGACGCTCTTCTTGTAGACGAGCTATTTCAGCTTCGTGCCCAACAATCGCTTTATCTATCTCAGCGATATTATGCTTATGTCTGTCCCAATCGAATTTGTTCATTGGCTCAGTCATTATTTAGTTCCTGTTGAATTAAAGCCGCCTTCACCACGTTCAGTAGCTTCAAAAGAATCTACTACAACGAATTCAGGACGCTCTACAGGGACGATTACCATTTGGGCAATACGGTCACCAGGGTTAACTGTGAAAGGCTCTGTAGAGCGATTCCACAAGCTCACCATAAGCTCTCCCTGATAGTCACTATCAATGAGGCCAGTGAGGTTACCTAACACGATACCGTGTTTGTGACCTAAGCCAGAACGAGGAAGAATCATTGCTGCTTTTGATACATCTTCCAGATGAATAGCAATACCAGTTTCAACCAGCTTGGTTTCACCCGGAGCAAGAGTAAATGGCATAGCTACGTTAGCTCTTAAATCTACACCAGCAGAGCCATCAGTAGCTGGAGCTGGGATACACATTGAAGGGTTTTTAAAAACGAGAGTTCTTAGCTTAACTTTCATAAGAGTTCCTGTTTAACTTTGTAGAAATGCCATAGCATCCTATAGCATTTATAAAAAATTAAAATGCCCTCCGAAGAGGGCATAGAATTACTTAAATGATACGAACGGGGTAACACTACCCTGCGTCATGTAAGTTGGCAGAGCACCGTTCCATTTCTCAATAGACCGAAGGTCTTTCATCTGAGGATAGCGGTTCAGGGCTTCACCTACTTTAGCGATAGCTTCTGCTTCAGCATTTGCCTTCATGATAACGGCATCAGCTTCTGCCTGTGCTTCTTTACGCTTAACGTCAGCCGCACCGTCAGCCTGAGCACGAGCCATGTTCGCTTCAGCTTCACGCTGCAATACTTCCTGAGTACGTTGCAGAGTGGTCTGGTTCGCAGTCACTTTCGCGTTGATAGAGGCGATAACGGTTTCCGGGTATTCCGGCTTCCCAACGTAGGACAGGCTGATGACGTCGATACCAATCGGAGCCATCTCTTCCTGCATTTCTTTCAGCGCAGCATCCAGAAGGTCAGCTTTACCGCCATCAATGAACTTGTCGGTAGTCATACGACTAGCCAGACGGTTCAGGCTATCAGCGATTTTCTGCTTCATGTCTGTATCGGTAATGTCATCGATACCCTTACGATATGTTTGGAAGACAGTAGTCACTTTGGTCGGATTGACCTTGTAAGCCATACCGATGTGATAGCCGATGGTTGTACCATCCGACATTTGGAAGTTAAACGTATCGTCATACGTCTTCATCTGTTTGAAGGTCGGGAACGTATAGACGGTTGTGTTCCAACCAGTCCAATAACGACCGACACCGACGACTTCGCCTACGCCTTTATCATCGCCCAGCTTGTTCACTTTAATACCGACGTGACCAGGTTCTACACGGTCACAGCCAGTTAAAGTTAATGCACCTAATACCAGTGCAACTGTCAAAAATACTTTTTTCATGGGAAATATTTCCTAATCAGAGGTTTAAAAATACGGTACAGACATACCGGATAAAGGACTGTAATAGCGATACCGCTTAACACTGACATGGTATCTTTTGCAGAAATCATGGCTGGTAGTACCCCAACATATAAAATAAGAGTAACGATTAGGGTGGCTACTAAATAGAAGGCAAGCTTCATTTATCGGTTCCTTTTGGATTGATAGCCGAATTTGGAAGACAGCTGATACTGTAGCTATCACTGGTATAACTAATAATTTTTCGAGTTCCGGGTACATAAAGTACCCAGCAAGTTACTTCAGCATCATCATCATGAATCCGTTGAATATCGACTTTCTCGAACGTTGGATTGATACCAGAATCGCTGCCGTAGGCAGCCGATAAGAAACCAACCATAATTGCAGATAGAATTACGGTAAGCAGTGCTACATCGAGCACTACTCGTCTATAACTACGCATATGTAATCCTCTGGATGCAGAAGGACAGAGATATATCTCCATCCATCCCAGACATAAATCTTGATAGATTCATCAATGAAGACGTTATGAATGGGGTAGATATTTCCATCCCAGGCATACATCTTAGTGAAGGGTTTTAGGTTCTTCGCCCGAATAGGCTTCAACCTCACCTTGGTATTCGGCTGTGGTTGGGATTGTTGGGTCTGAGCATTCATACCAGTATCCATCTTCAGCTTTCCAGAAGAGCCATTTACCTCTAAGGTCTCTGGCAATAAGGTCGTGGTTAGGGGCATCACCCGGAATTGGGCTACGGAATGTAACATCAGCGATATCGACTAACTCATCGACACCTGATTGTTCATGCTGTACCCAAACCTTGTCGTAATAGAATGCTTTGATAATTACGTTAGACCCATGACCTTCAGGGTCTTTGATAAATTGCATTCTCATCATTAAACCGATAGTAATCATTAATCCATTCTCCCAATTAATCTCGCTTCGCCATTGACCGTATACACGGTCATGGCTCGCTCGTATTGCCAGAACTTGATATCAAGCCCTTTAGTGTTATTCAGATAATAAACAGCAATTGGATATTGCGGTTCATCCCCCGGATAGGTTAGTAAACCATTATTGAATTTGGATTCAGTTTCTGAAGGGAGCATAGGCTCCCCGTATGAGTAGATTTCCCAAATCCTGTGACCTACATCATCTTCATTTTCAGAAGACAAGACAGCACGATTAACAATCTCTGGTATGTACCCGAGAGAGTCACGTATACGGTCACGGTTAATACCTACGTAATGACCTGTTGGGTCAATATCGATAGTTACAGCCGTGAAAATAGACATAGTTTCTCCTACGAAAGCATATAATTACTTTGACGGATATATTTAGACAGGTTGTTAGACAGCTTAGCGACAGGGATACGCTTACCAGATATCTGAGATGCAATAGCAGACAGCATGTTGCTATCAGCAATCTGTGCAAAGATATCGATGTAGTTCTGACGTACATGGTTCATGTACAGAGGATGACACTTAAAGCAATCATGGATTGCAATCAGTGCAAATGGCTTATGAGCCAACATCTTCTCGATGATTTCAATGAGTTCTCTTCGAACCCAATGAGGAATCATGTGAACATTGAGGTGGTCAATAAACTCAATCAGAACAGCAGATACAAATTTATGGGATTCAGTTAATTTAAGAGCCTGTGCAAGCCTTGTATCATCTACTGAATAGTTGACGATACCTTTCGTATTAGAAGCCGTCAGAAGCTCATACACACGCTGTACTTTGAGCAAATCGTAGTTAGCACGACGATTCATCTCACGAACAATCATCCCATCTACAGAGTGAATGACATTCGCTGCAAGTGACAGACCAGCTTTCTGACCTTGGTTAACCCAATAGCGGTGAGTGAACGAGCTATTCAGCTCATTAACTTCAAAGCTATCTTCCATTGGAACCATGACTTTAACTACAGCATTGAATCCATCTGGAAGAGTCCAGTGATGTTGTAGAGCATTTGCCTGCCATAAGGCAATCAAGTCATCACGGAGCATGTTTGCACCTGGAGCAATGATTTGAACCATCTCATAGAACTTCTGAAGCTCTATGGTGTTCTCACCAAACAGGTTTACAGGATTAGCTCTGGACCCATAGAAATGGGTCATAGTCGCATCCTTGGTATGAGAACGTTCAATCTTGTCCAGTTTGCCATCCAGTAAGTCACCCATGACTTTATAGCCATCGGTGTATGCATCATGACGTACATCAGGATTAACCATGTTCACAGTCTCTGCTGTGACTTTACAGCCTGTCAGTGCTGCCATGCACTGTAGACCAGATGCAGTAGCATCCATACCTACCAGATATCCTGTAGGCAGTCCTGCCTTGGTATCTTCATAGCACAACTTACCTGCGTAGAATTGTGCAGGTTCATCTGCATCATCCACCAAACCAGATAAGTTATCTTTATTTGCTTCGAACCAGTTTAACCGGTCTTCAAACAACTCCTTGTCTAAACCAAAGGAGTTAGCAATATCTAATTTGATATACTGGAACGGAGTGAACGTCTGCATTTTGAGTCTCACTTATTAAGTTGAGAGAAAGTTTGGATAATTTTATCTGCGTAATACTTTTTAGTTTGAGGCTGTAAAAGCCAGCAGCCCATACAATGGAACTCACACTTACCCCAATCAGCTATATTGAGATAATTACCTTTGCAAGCTGCTGCTGTATTATTTGATACAGCCCAATATCTTAATTCTGACAAAATAATTAAAAGTTCCTTATTCATCAGGAATGATTCCCAGCAGCCTCCCTGCTGAGTCCAGACCAAAGATGGTCTGTTTAATTTCATCCTCTGACATATAGAACAATGCACATTTAGTTTTGTCGTGATTCTCACCACAGAACTTTTCACATGCAGGATGGGTACTACAGAAGTGAGTTTCCAACTCATCCGGGATATCACGTAACAACAGAGTGATTTTGATGAGTTGTTCTGGTTTAGATAATTCAGCCATTATTCCTCCACTGGAACGAGTTCTTTATCAGCCAACTGAAGTATGGCTTTACGATAAGTATTACCCTGATAGGACACATGGTACCCCTGGCAATAAGTACGACCACGTTTGTCATACTTGTGAGTCAGATAAAACCTGTTTCCTTCGTTAATTAACATGGCAAATACCTTCATGGATTCACGTTCCATTTTCAGGAACGATTCCACTCGTGCTTGCCATTCATCATGAGTTTCCTCACTCTTTGGTGAGTCCAGATGCTTACGGTTATCACGAATATTTCGGATAACACGGTCATCAAGTGCAAACGCTACTGAATTAAATCTGTTGATATTATCCAGACAGATATCCAGTTCATGATGATTGTTCTTCAGGATTAGAGAATCCCATTCAATAGATAGATACCCACTGCCTTTGTTATCTTTAACAGGTCTTGGTGGGACTACCATTGGAGGAAGATACTGATACTGATTGATGAGTTTGAGAGTTTTTGGTTCAAGCTGGATACGACTAACCAATTCCATTGAACCAGTGTTACTGAGCTTGGCTGGAATTACATCTACCAAATCTACGATTGCTGCTAAACCAATAAGTTCTCCAGCAGTTCGTATGGCTTCTTTCTGAGACATGTTTTTAATCATGCCTGAAACCATACCAACTATCTGGGTGTACTTGGCTACACCGAACTGAGCTAATGAACCAGCTACATCGATATAGAAATCTTCAAATATATCTGAATCCAGAATGGCTAATCGACGGTTCTTACTTTCAAAGTAATCACCCATCTGCCATTCTTTGGCTGCCTCTACTGCCTTATTAACTAGCGCCATAATATCTGGTGACTCTTTTAATTCTTTTCTTATGAGGTCACGAGCTTGATGTTTTGAATACATAGTTTCAATGAGGAGTTGAGTGTCATAATTCATGATATGGCTTCCATTGATTTATGGATTTGAGCGACGAAGCTATCGTCGGGATTGTGCATCCTGTCATCACTTAAAGGACAACATTCGCAATATACGTTTGGGCATCTAAACGTTTTACATATTTCATCCTTTGGTTTGTAATCCTCATTCTCGTATAGTCTTAATATCCCTATAAGAATGATTATGAGTTCTTGGTTCATGGACACCTCAATAGGTGCAGACAACAAACCTGTCATCTAACAATGGTTCGATACGTTTCTTAACGTCTCTCCACTGAAGTTCTCCAGCACCACATCCCGGTCGAGGCAATACAACTTTCTGCCAACCATATTGGTTAGCCAGTTGAACCAACTGTCTGCATGAACGTTCAATCAAATCGATTTTAGCTTTACATGCCCAGCCTGGGATTGTCTGACCTTCCGGGAAGAACTTATGCTTAACAAAGTTTGTACCATCACTGATTTCAGTGATTGGTTTAACTGGAAACGATACTACCCAGATACCATTGTGAGTTAGTAATGCATGTACATTATTGCCTTCCTGCGCAATCTTAAGTCCCAGCACTTTATCTAAGCCCGGAACTACCATACGCATTTGCTTGGCAATACCTGCACCCATTACAGCAGCACCATTACTTTTTACAAATCCATTGGTTGTAATGCATACGGCATCACAATCCATCTCAAGGATATTGCCTTTGGCTTCTAACATGATTACCTCTGATTGTTGAATTCCACCCCTAACAGCCGAAGGCTGAGGAGCGAAGCGACAGAAAAACTAGAACGTCTGAATAACTTTATGAAGACAGAATATATAGATATTTTCAGTTAAATCTTTTCTGGTAAAGTAGCAATTATCACATTGAACACCTGAGCATTTAGGGATTCTATGTAATCTCATAAGCCTGCATAATTCAGGTTTACTCTCGATGAATATAATTCCTGAGCTTGAAGTATATTCAACCCTATGACATAGGGATTCTATTATTTTAATTAGTTCCCTATTCATAGTATTCTTTCACCTAATTCAAGAAATTTAGTTATATAAAATTTTTCTGAGGTAAATACTTTTTTCATTAAAGGGCAGGAATCACATTCAACACTATCACAACTAAATAAATCTTTAGTCTCATGACATAGTTTTTCTGTACTACGAATAGCTCTAAGAATAACTATCAATTCATTATTCACAAGAAATACCTATTACATATCTTATGCCCATTATGTATTCAGTAGGTCCAGATAAGATGCAATATGGGCATCTAATTTTTCTGCACTTTGGATTATTAAAACTATTTAAGCAGATGTTATAATTCTCCTTCTTAGATATCTCATTAAGAATAGTTAATAATTCTTTATTCATATTATTCTCTCCCCAAATTGAATTAAGTGGTATGCATAATTATCAATATGTTTTCTATCAATACAACAATTACGACATGATATTCCAGCACAATTTACATCTTTAATTTTATAACAAAGATGTTTATCCAAAATGGATGAGAGAATAATAATTAATTCTTGGTTCATACATACCCCTTAAAAGGGCATGGTACTTCCAATGACTACACTGAAAATAGCATCCCTGAGAGTTTTGAAATAACGTGTACCAACATAGTACATGTTCTTTTTATTAACAGGGCGCTTGAGAATGTATGCTGATGTACCATTAATGTGGACACCCCATAATTTCTCTTCACGACTGTAAGTCACTGTATACTCAGGAACAAATCCCAGATTAACAGTTCTTACTTTACTGGTTTCTTTCACTTTCTTTGACATATTGATATCCTCTTGGATTGACAACTATCTAACAAGACATTGATATTGGACTACCAATATCGATAGCCCTATTTATAGAGTCTTTTATTAGTAACTATTATTTGATTGGAATATCCAAATACTTCTTTAATACCTAAAGGACAATGGTCACATCCTCTTTTTGTTCTACACCATTCTAATTTATCAAATAGTATGTACTCACAGAGTTCATCTATTGGACCTATATCATGTGCCATTCGAGATGTAGCTTTTAATCTCATGGCTCTGAGTATTTCTATTAATTCAGGATTCATTTAATACTCTACTGGTTTTAGATACACCTGATGGATAGTTACTTTCTTGTTCAACAGATGCAAATATTGGGCAGTTATGGCAACTGACATGAGCGCATCTTGGAATAGAATCCATATTATCCATATCGCATACAGTCCTACATAAATCATCTTTGGTTTCTCTGTAGCTGCTATTTACTATCGAATAGATTATTTGAGTTAATTCATTATTCATGACTATCTCTCAGCGGCATGTTAAAGCCCTCATTTCGAGGGCTTAGCGATTGTTCTGATGAGGACACCTAAGTAATAGGGTAGAGATATGATTCCAACCATTACACAGAACAGGAACCATACTGCTGATGCTACAAACCAGAACAACCCAATGAGCGTGCGCAGCACGATGAACAGCAACAACAGGAATATATTCATTTGATGACCTCACATGAATCAGTAGTTAACTTGATTGCACTACGAGGAATCCCGTTGGCAATCTTCTCTTTGACACACTTCATTTGATGCTGGTATTGCACTGTATCTTCATCAACAATGGTTATTGTTATCTTACCGAAACAAACCATAAACAGTAGAAACACTGCTAATAGACGCATGTCCCCTCCAAAAAATAAAGGGAACCCGAAGGTTCCCAATATCGATTACGATGCCAGTGCATTCAGAATCGCACTGACTGCGCTGGTGGATGCGGTATGCTCGGTCTGCTCTTTACGGCGATAGAGCTGAACCTGCAACTTCGGCAGCTCCTGACCGCTACCAGCTTCCAGTTCACCACCCATTTTGACCAGAGCTTTCAGCAGCTCATTACGAGCAGCAGCCTGGTTGTTCCAGACTTCGTTGTTACCACGGATAACCAGCTCGCTCATGGTATCCAGCGGCAGGCCATACGGCAGAGACAGGAACGTATCCACCATATCCCCGTTTTCATCAGGCATCGGAACGGTTACGCCGATGTTGATGAAGAATTCAGCTTGCGGACGGTCGCCAGACTGCTGACGATTTCCGTTACCCTTACCACCCAGAGCTGCGCCGATGATAGAACGAGCTTCGTTAGAGTTGTTGATAGTAGCCATGATAAATACCTCTCAAGTTAAACGGTTTTTGGATTATTCCACCAGCGACGAAGTCGCTCTTACAGGAGAAAGGAGAACTTAAGGAAGAACTCCACCACCGTCGAAGACGGTGATGAAGATTAGTACCGGAAGATAAAGACTGGTTTACCCAGCTTGGTCATGTAGTCAATCATGTGCTTAGTACCACGGGATTCACCATCCCAGAATGCTACCAGCACATCAGCTACATCACCCATGTCTTCATTACGAATGAAGCCTGCACGTCTAGGCTCTGACTTCCAGTCAGCAGGGAACTTATGGATAGGTAGCTTGTAGTGATAGTACCAAAGGTTAAACCCTGTGATATCAGTACCACGAGCCATACCACACACCAGTTCTGAATCATCTGCGATGCTACCATCCATAACTAATTGCTTGATGCATGAGTCCATGTACACCATGTCGGTGAAGTCCCTTCCACCGGCTACGATTACTTTCAAAAGACCTCCTGAATACACGGATGATTGAACGTAACAATGCGACGAGGAGCGCAGTTATCACTACGTGTTACCTGCTTAGTCAGCTCCCTCTTCTTCATGCGAGCTACGTCTGCTTTGGTACCCTGGATTAATGACTTACGCATCATGGTTATCTCCATGCTTAATAGCTAAGTAAACGACGATGCCACCTACAATGGCACCAACTAAAGACCAGAATAACTCTGTGTACCAGATATCCATTAACGTACTCCGTTTAAAATTCTGTCGTGTTCTACAATCCCAGAAGCTTTAGCTTTCAGTTTGATTGCACGAATAGCACTAGCTTTATCTGTATGCAGCTTTCTCTGCATATCTTTAATTTCTGAATCAATTAATAAATCTACATACAGATAGTTGATTAACCACATGGCTGTAAGAGCTGATTCAATTACAAGTGGTTTAGGTATGCACTGTTCACTACTTACTGAACATGTATCCATTTAGTTCACCTTCGGTACTAAGTTAATTAACTGTTTAGCGATAGCTTCACACTCATCGACACAGTACTCCTCATCTCTCCAGACTCCGTCTGTGTACAGGAATGAGTGCTCCATAACTGTGCCCTTGTACTTCTCCGGGCATTTCATCCTGTCACCTGCATGAGCACAGTCAAATCCAATGACAGTCTTACCGTTAGACCAGTCTGGTATTCCTTGATAGGTGATACCTCCATGTGCTGCGATGTATATATCATCGTCCCCGCACCCATCGAACCTTCTGTTCTCAATGGCTGCTGGAACTTCTACATAACCACAATGATGTGAACCATCATTAACCAGTAGTACACATGCATTCAGGCCAGCTTCAGTAACCCATGACTTAACAACTTTGTATGACATGATTAGTTCTCCAGTATTCTTTTGATGAATGAGACTAGTTTGTAACGTTCAATGAATGGCAGATAACTATGTTTCTCCCATTCAATTTGAACACACTCTAATACTGTCATTTGACTGAGCATATAGCTCCCCTGACCACCTAGATAGTCTCTAAGTGGTCTATGGTATGTTTGTGTGGGATTGGGATAGTTAAGGTATTAGTTTGAATACTCTTCTATGAGCTTGATAAGTATGTCTCCATGACATGCTTTAGGCTTACAGAAACAACCTAATGTCTTACCTTTAAGCTCAAGTAGTTGTAGATATAGGTCAGGCTCCTGATGTAGTCTCTGACGTATGTACTGCTCGTACATTGCAATGCATAATTCTCTGCCATATGCTTGAACTGTATAAGGATTTCCCCATACACTACCTCTGCCGATATAGACATCGTATGGTTCCTTGTACTTGTTGACTACACGAGTGGATGGTTCTGGAATTGAACCAATGATTGGTTTGATGATTCCCATTTGAGTACCTCTGGCTTATTCATCCAAGAGTACCGAAGGTACAAGAGATAGTTTCTAAGTGATGTATAGGATTTGTATAGTACCTAGAAGAGATTTAAATAGGTACAGGTAAGCTACCCTATTACCTCTTATTAAAACCTCTCACAATGCTTCCTAGAGCGTTATAGCGATATGTATCTATATACAGTACTTACTATCTATCAGATGTGTTGTGTGAATTGATTTTAAATACCTGCTCCGAAGAGCAGGCATACGGTTATTTATTGAGGTGCTTAGCTACCAGTGCATCGAATACCTTCTTAACGTCTTCATCTGCTCCAGCCATAGCTTTGGTTGCTTCTGCATGTACCTCTGCTACTTCTTTAGCTGCTTCCATAACATATTTGGTACGGAAGATTTCACCCTCTACCTCACGTTTGATGGCACGATGATGACGGAGATTCTCAATCTCATCATTACCCCATTCGGTTAAGGCTACAGCCATATTTGCGGTATTAGCTACAGCTACTGCACCACGCTCAATAGCATTGAGAGCAGATACAGTTGAAGAAGATACAGCACCGAAGATACCAATAGAGTTTACAGGTTTCATACACATCTCCAGACAATTTAAAGGAGCCTATGTATCCATAGGCAGACCATGTCAAATATATGGCATATAGCTCATACGAGTAAGCAGACATGGATGCATTACTCCAGTAGAGTCGAAGACTCTAGATTGTGTGAAGTATGGGGGGGGGGGTACTTTGGTTAAAATTTATTTGTGTGAAGTAATACTACTATCAGACAAAATTATAA